TATTGATGCTATTGCAGAGAGTACAGAAACTAAGAAGTGTATTCAAAATTCTTGGCAACGTAATCCTGTTAATGGTTTCTGGTATTGGTTGAAGTCAGAGAAGGACAGATTTAGTACATTGTGCCAAGGCACTGGTAGTTATATCTGTGATATGTGGATTGAAAGTTGCCACCAGATTTGTAATGAAAGGTATGGCAGCAATGCTCCTGTAATTGGAGAGTTTCATGATGAACTTGTTATGCGACTTAAAGATAACGAGAGATCACTTGAAGCATTAGGTGATGTTGTTTATGAGGCAATGGACAAGGTTAATGATATGCTACAGCTTAATGTAACATTAGCATGTGCCGTATCGTTTGGAGATAACTATGCCGAAATCCATTAACATGCAACCAACAGCACTAAAGCAAATGCTGCATTTAATCAATAGACGTAAAGCTATTAGAAGTGCAGCAGCATTATTTGAAGAGCAAATAAACGAATGTAAGGAAATACCAGCAGAGGAAAAAGGTACTGTTGGTAAACTTATAATGAAGCATGTTGCAGAAGCAAATAATAGTTACGAAACCGAACTGAAGAAAATTGTTGATAAAGCAATTGAAATTCAAAGTATATTTTAAGGAGAAACAACATGGCATTCGCAAAACCCGTAAAAGCAGGCGACAAAGTAAAAAGCACAGCACCTTTGCTAGATGAAGGTGTATACCCAGCACGTATTCTTAGTATTGTAGACCTTGGTATGCAACCAGGCTCTCCACAGTACCCAGAAGAAAAGCTGAAACTCGAATTCCGCTTTGAGCTGCTTGACGAATTCATGCTAGATGAAGAAGGCAAAGTTCTTACTGACAAGCCTCGTGTATTTAGCTATGAAGTTACATATAATGCTGATGGTTATATGAACGAGAAGGCTAATATCTACAAACTTATTAGCGCCATTCCAGAAGGCTTTACAATGTCCTTGAGTGAAATGATTGGTACTCCAGTCAATGTAATGATCTCTAAGTACATTAAGAAGTCTGGCAAGAATGCAGGTAAGGAAGATAACAAGGTTGTATCTGTTCTGACCATGAAGGCTAAGGAAGTAGCTGCAGCACCTGCTCTGATTAATACTCCATTGTTCTTCGATATGGCTGAACCGACTATGGAAGCATGGAACAAGTTGTACTCTGGTAACAAGTACGCTCAACGTGATCGTATCATGGCTTCTAGTTCTTTCCAAGGCTCTCTGATTCAGAAGATGCTCGGTGCAACACCTGAAGAAGTTAGTGACTCTAATGAAGATGATGCTCCTAACGAACTGGTTGATGAAGATGTTGATCTGGATGCTGATGTTCCATATTAAGGAGTAAGGTATATGAGTAGATTTAAGGAAGCACTATTAGATGGTGATCTTATTGTCTACTCTATATGCGCTGCTGCTGAATATGGTAACGATATTGCATATGTGCGGGTAGAAGAAATTCTATCCGCCATTGACAGTAAAATCATATTCCTAAAGAACAGAACAGAAGCTGAGAAAGTTCGTGTGTTCTTTAGTGGTAAAAGGAATTTCCGTTTCGATATTATGCCAGAGTATAAAGCTCATCGTGCAGATAAAGAACGTCCTTACTACCTAGATACAGCAAGAAAGTATGTAGAGGCTAAATGGAATGCAGAAAGCATGGAGGGAGTTGAAGCTGATGACCTCATGTGTATTTACCAAAAGCAAGATGATAGTACTATCATTGTAACTATTGATAAAGATATGTTGCAGTGTAAAGGTTGGCATTACAGATGGGAAACACAACATAAAGGTGAAGAATTTATCTTCGTCGATAATGTTGGTGAACTGAACTGTAAGATCAGTGATAAAGGTACAAAGAAAATTAGTGGACATGGCCCGTTGTTCTTATGTTGGCAGTTGTTGACAGGAGACAGCACAGATAATGTTATGGGCTGTGGCGTTAAAGTAGACAAGGTATACAAGACCGGAAAGAAGGCCGGACAAGCATACCAAGCAAGAGAAGGTATTGGTGCTGTAGAAGCCTATGACCTGTTACTGCATTGCACAAGTTATGCAGAAGGGATGAAGGTTGTTCGTAAGCAGTATGTAATTATGTTTGGTGATGATTGGGAAGTTGAATTGCTTAAGCAAGGACGCTGCCTATATATGACTACACGTATTACTGATGGTAAACTGCAACTATGGCATCACGACACCAGCAGACTTAATGAGTCTCTGTACTGTCTAGAAACTAGGATGTTTGGTTGATGTACGGTTGGGCTAAGAGTGAAGCACAGTTCTTAAATTGGCTTCGCTCTAACTTGCGTAAGATATGGTCACAGCACCCTGCGAAAGTAGGGATGCTGCAAGACCGTAGATTTCTTAAAGCGACTAACACTGGCAGAAGAATCTGGCATGTAAAGTGTGAAAGTTGTAAGAAAGATTATAAGATGGCAGATGTTGAGGTAAACCACAAGAAACAAGTAGGCAGACTATCTAAGGATAATATTGGAGAGCATGTTGAAAATCTATTAATGGTTACTACCGCAGACTTAGAGATATTGTGTAAAGCGTGTCACAGTGTAGTTACCTATTCCGAAAGAAGTGGTATGACAATGGAGGATGCAGCAATTGAAAAGAAAGTCATCGAGTTTACAAAGAAGCCAGCAGAATTCCAGAAGAAGAAGCTCACACAGCTTGGGATTGATCCCGGAAAAACCGCTGGTATTAGAAGGGCGCAAGCCAGAGAATTCTTAAAAAGTAAGGAGAAACAAAAATGAGTGATATTGATTACATGCGTCTGCAAGAAAAGTATAATGAAATGAAAGATCAAATTAATGAACTGATTGGTGTTGTTAACAAGCATAGTGAAGCACTTGAAATAGCTTACGAAGTTATTGCTACAATGAAAGATATTGATGCTACACATACGAAGCATCTTACACTTCTGAGTAAAGAATCACTGCGTCATAGTGATGCTATCAATGAAGTGAAAGAAATGGCTCATACACATACCATTTATGGGTTGTAAGTGAGTATTCGTAAAGCTCTGGATGATGGTACGTCTTATATTAAGGCGTCCTATCATGAGCCAGAGGATAAACTAACAGGTATTTGGCATGTCTATCGTAAATTGGATGGGGTTCGTGTTCTTCGTAATAAGTCTGATATGGTGGTTAGCAGAAATAGTAAAGAGTTGTTCAATGTCGGACACTTGGAATTCAAAGATGCTGAACTGTTTCATATTGACTGGAGTACTAGCGTTAGTATTACTCGTTCAGAGTTTCATGTTCCAGCAGATCAATCTATGGTATATGAACTACGTGACGGCTATGTAGATGAAAGGCTTTATCTTGGTAAAGTACTTAATCCTGATTGGGCTAAGCTAGAATACTTGATGAACCTAGAGTTGGCTAAAGGTAATGAAGGACTTGTTCTTCGTAAGTTTAACCAGCGTAAAGGTATCTATGATTGGCTTAAAGTAGTTCCTAAGAAACAAGCTGATGTTCGTATCACTGGTTTTAAGGAAGGAACTGGCAGGCTTAAAGGTACTCTAGGCAGTATACAAACTAATCATGGTTCAGTTGGTAGTGGCTTTGATGATAAAGGTAGGTATGCTATTTGGCATAATAGAGGCGCACTTATGGGAGCTATCATTCAGGTAGAATATCGTGAAGTTACTGAGAAAGGTAAGTTGCGGTTTCCTGCATTCGTTAGGTTTCGTGAAGATAAAAATGAGGAAAGTATATGATTGTAATTCTTAACGGGCCTCCAGGTTCTGGTAAAGATACTATAGCTAATCTTATTGCAGAGACTACAGAGAATTGGATGCACCTGATGTTTAAGGAGCAACTATATTATGATGTATGCAAAGTGTATGATGTTCCTTTGAAGAAGGCTATGCCGTACTTTACAGATCGTAAGAAGAAAGAGAAGCATACAAAAGTCTTTGGTGGTCTTACTCCACGTGGTGCTCTTATCCATGTAAGTGAAAAGATCATTAAGCCTATGTATGGTTTACACCATTATGGTGCTGTTCTTGCAGACCGTATCCTTAATGAACCAGACCACATGAACTATATTATCTCTGATGGTGGATTTGTCGCAGAGATGAAAGTTATGCTACAAATGGTAGAAGGCATACATGAAGTTGTCATTGTACAACTACGCAGAGAAGGTTGTACTTATGAAGGAGACAGTCGTAACTATGTTAATGACTTTCCTAGTATTACTTTCCAGCTAGATGTTATTGAAAACAATGTTGCACAAACCATTGATGAGTTGTGGGATATTATTCTTGACATGGGTGGTACTTATGTTCAAGAGGACGATGGTGAAAGAGATGACACACCATTTATGACAGAAGATGAGCCAGAGGAGATTGACCGCATATGAATAGACTAGAAGCTAGAAAGGTTATTGCTGAGTTTAAGGACTACAAACATATTGGAATGCGTCTGAGGGATATTGCCACATGGCACTCCAACCGTAACTTGTTGGATGGTTCTGATGATAAAACTCAGTTCATGAAACTTATTCAAGAAGTGGGAGAACTAAGTGATAGCCTCTGTAAAGGAAAGGATATTCGTGACGATGTTGGTGACATTATGGTGGTGCTTGTTAATATCTGCATCCGGAATAATGTATCTTTTATCTCATGTCTTGATGCTGCTTATAATGACATTAAAGACCGTAAAGGTATCATGTACAACAACATCTTCGTGAAGTCAACTGATCCATCCTACCTAACTATCTGCAAGCAATACTATGCAGAAGTTGGTATGTTGCCTCCAGAAGATAATATGCCAGATGCTGATGCAGATGAAGATAATGAAGATGAGGCTGTCCTAAAACAAGGAGCAAGTAATGCATGAATTCCACAATGATATTGCTGTCCGTGTTATTTCTGTGTCTGAGCCAGTTACTAATGACATTCCAAATGCTGAGGGTGTTATCAGCTATGCAGCGAGAGTTAGCAATCCTTCAAATCAAGACAACTTTGATACAGCGAAAGGATTGCTCAACTACTGTGCATCCCATGGACATTGGTCAGTATTTGAACAAGCCACTGCCACAGTCGAAATAATTTGTCCTAGAGATATTAGTAGGCAAATATTGAGGCATCGTAGTTTCAGCTTTCAAGAGTTTAGTCAGAGATATGCAGCAGTAATTAACGACACTTTTACTCAGCGTGAATGTCGTATGCAAGACTATAGCAACAGGCAGAACAGTGTAATGATGTCAGAGTGTGCAAACCTTAATAAGGAAGAGCGCAGAGACATTATTAATATGTGGCTAGATGCACAGCATGAAGTAACTCAAGCTGCTATGTATCACTACAATAGGCTGATTGATGCTGGTGTTGCTAAAGAGGTTGCTCGCTGTATTCTACCTGAAGGACTAACACTTACTCGTCTATACATGACTGGTAACTTGAGGTCTTGGATGCACTACATTGCTGTACGAGAAGGTAACGGTACTCAGAAAGAGCACGTTATTGTTGCTAACAAAGTTAAGGAGGCGTTGAAAGAATTCTTCCCTAACATTATCACTTAAGAGGTTATATGAAAATTAAGATTGATTATTCTAGGGATGAACTTTTAACACAACAAGGTAAAGAGCTAATACAAAAGCATTATATGAAGGAGGGAGATACCTCTCCTCAAGATGCTTTTGCAAGAGCTTGTATGTATTTCGGGAGTGATGATGAACACGCGCAAAGGTTGTACGATGCAGTCTCTAGATTACACTTTATGTTTTCTAGTCCTATCCTTTCTAATTGTAGTCCTACAGATCGTGGGCTACCCATATCTTGTTTCTTGTCTTATGTCCCAGATACACTAGAAGGACTTATTGGACATGAAATTGAGACTAAATGGTTGTCTGTTTATGGAGGTGGAGTAGGTGGACATTGGAACGATATACGATGTGTATCAAGTAAGAGTCCTGGCCCTATTCCTTTCTTGCATTCTGTTGATGGTGCTCTTACTGCATACAAACAAGGAGAAACAAGAAAAGGAGCATATGCTGCTTACATGGATATTTCTCATCCTGACATTAGGGAGTTTATTTCTGTGCGTGTTCCTGGTGGTGACATTAACCGAAAATCCACTAACATTCATAACGCTATAAATATCCCTGATATTTTCATGGAAGCTGTAGAGAGTAATGGAGAGTGGGCTTTAATTGATCCTAAGACTGGATCGACTAAAGAGGTAGTTAAGGCTAGGGAACTGTGGGAGCTTGCTCTCACTGTTAGACACCGAACTGGTGAACCATACTTTAACTTCATTGACACTGCTAACCGCTTTTTGCATCCAGCACAACAGAAGTTAAATCTCTCTATCAAAGGTTCTAACCTATGTAATGAAATTCACTTAGTAACAGATGAGGAAAGAACAGCAGTTTGTTGTCTTGCTAGTCTTAACTTAGAAACACTAAATGACTGGAGTGAAACACTGGTACAAGACCTAGTAGAGATGCTGGATAATGTATTGGAAGTCTTTATTAATAAGGCTCCTGATAATATTAGCAGAGCAAGATATGCTGCTGAAAGAAGTAGAGATATTGGTATTGGAGCAATGGGCTGGCATGGTCTGCTGATGAAGCGGATGATTCCTTTCGAGAGTGATGATGCTGTAAGATTAACGAGAAATATATTCTCATATATAAAAGCGGAGGCACAACGTGCAACCATTCGACTGGCTACAATTCGAGGTAGCTGTCCTGACGCTGTTGATGCTGGTTATAAGTGTCGTAACTTGCACTTACTTGCAATTGCACCTAATGCGAACAGTTCGATCATGGCCAACTGTACTGCTAGTATTGAGCCTGTTAATAGTAATGCTTATGCTCACCGCACTAGGATTGGAACACACCTTGTTAAGAATCAATATCTCCAAGAACTGCTAGAGAATAAAGTACCTTGGAAAACACTTAACATGATGGGAATGACTTCTACTGAATGGATTAACAAACAGTGGGAACTTATTATCCAGAACGAAGGTAGTGTGCAGAAGCTGCATTGTTTGTCTGATGATGAGAAGGCAGTGTTTAAAACCTTTAAGGAAATAAACATGATTGCTGTTATTAATCAGGCGTCTGCAAGACAGGAATTTCTATGTCAAGGTCAATCTGTTAACTTATACTTTAAGGCTAATGCTGATAAAGGTTTGGTTAATTACATTCACTACATGGCATGGAAGATGGGGCTTAAAGGACTTTACTACTTGAGAACAGGTAGTGTTGTACAGGCTGATAAAGTTAGTTCTGCTATCGTCAGGGAAATACTTGGTGATGCAGAAGAATGTACAGCTTGCCACGCATAGGAGAAGTATATGTTAACAGAGTTTAGTAAAACATATAAGCCATTCAAGTATCCTCAGTTTATGGACTTTGCCAACAGGCATGAACTTATCCATTGGGCTGAGGAAGAAGTAGAACTTGGTGATGATGTAATGCAATGGAATAGTGGTGACATACTATCTCCAGAGGAAAAGAACTTCATACTACAAATTATGAAGCTCTTTACTCAAACAGATGTACAAGTAGGTCAGAACTATTGTGACTTGTTTATTCCTATATTCAAGAACAATGAAGTGAGATGTATGCTACTTGCTTTCGCAGCAAGAGAAGGTATTCACCAGCGAGCTTATGCTTTGTTTACAGATACTATTGGTTTGCCTGAACATATCTATTCAGAGTTTCTGAACTTTGAACATATGGCTGCCAAGATCTATATGATGCAAGATAACAATATTGGTACTCCTAAAGGTATTGCCAAGAGTCTTGCACAATCTGTATGCAATGAAGGTATGAGTTTGTTTAGCAGCTTTGTCATGCTATTAAACTTCCAGAGGTTTGGTAAGATGAAAGGACTCTGCTCTATTACAGAATGGAGTCTGAGAGATGAGACAGAACATGTACTTGGAATGTCTGAACTCTTTAAGGCTTACTGCAAAGAAAACCAAGGTATACTGACAGATGAATTCAAGCTATCTATTTATCAGATGTACAGAGATGCTGTAGCATTGGAAGATGCTTTCATTGATGATGCATTTAAGATGGGTGGTGTAGAAGGCATTACTGCTCTGGAAGTTAAACAGTATATTCGTTTCATTGCTAATCGCAGACTGAATCAAATTGGTTTTAAGGACAACTGGACAGGTGTTACTAATCCTTTTCCTTGGCTTGACTGGATTATTGCAGAAGGGCAGACTAACTTCTTTGAAGCTACTGTTTCTGAATACTCAGTTAGTGGCCTAACAGGAGAGTGGGATTATGGAAGTATTATTACCGGAGAAGTTGTTCAAACATCGCAGATTTGAAGAAGTTGTTGCTAGGAGGTTGATACCTAACCTCCGACCACCATATAGGAAAGATGCTCAGGTATATGTTGATTGTATACCTAAGCTCTATACTGCATTGGCCACAAAGCGTGAAGGAAGTGATACTGCTGCTTATCTTGTTAAGTATCTGCATGATGATTGGTCTATTAGCTTTAACCTGTTAATAGCACTAGAGCTTGCAGGCTTTATGAGGAAGATTAAGATTCAGCATCCTATTAATGCAAAGTGGAAACAAACCTTATACCAACCTACTGACAAACTACTATATATACTTACTGAAGGAACTCTACCAGAGAGCCTGAAGTATCCTATTCTTCTTGGGCTTGAGATACCAAGTCCAGAAGTTAGGAGAGGTATTGCACAAAAGGTACATTATGAAGTCATTGAAGGTATCTCTCAAACTGTGTTTGAAGTTAACCATTTTATAGCAGACATAATTCCTCAAGTGATGGATGTTCATAAGGATGTAATGGCACACAGGGCTGTAGAAACATCTGTAATTGTAGGCCACGATAAGTTTAGGTTTCCATACTTCCTAGACTGTAGAGGAAGAACCTATTGTGATGTAACAGTGGGAGTAAATCCTCAAGGTAGTAATTATGAGAAGGCAATGTGCATACCTTCACACAGGGAGGTTTTGAGTCCTGGCGGTCTAATGGCCCTCCTGAGCCACGCTGACAGCCAGTCTGAATGCCCTACCCTTACTGCCCTACCACCGGAGGCCAAAGCCTACGCATACGCCACGGCAGCAGCCAATGCGCTGACTGACAGGGGCTGGATGGACTGGGACAAGCCGTTTTACGGGCTTGCAGTGGCTCAAACCATTAGAGAATATCTAACCAATCCTGATGCTCCAATTAACTCTTTTGTAGAGAGAGATGGTAAGTGTTCAGGACTACAACATTGGTCAGCACTGCTCAGAACTAATGCCATTACAAACAGATTAGGTATGGAAGTATTACCTGCTGAAGATGGTATGGATATTTATGAGTATGTAGCATATCGTTGGAGAGAAACGCTGGAAGAAGAATATAAGAAGTATGGAATAAGAAAGACTGCAAAGAAAACAGTCATGACTTTCGCATACTCAGCAACTCGTATGTCCTCAATGGATAATATGCGTGACTTATATCCTGAACTAGATATAAAGATTAGTTCTGCTTTAGGTAGTTCTATGTTTAATGTTTCCAATGAAATACTACAACCAATGGTAGCTGGTGTAGACTGGCTTAAAGAGTGTGTCAGAATAATCACTGAGAAAGGTCACTATGAAATACAGTGGCCTACTCCAGATGGTTTCATGGCTAGACAGTCTTATACTAAGAAAGAGTTCACACAGGTAAAGGTTATTGTAAGAAGGAAATCATTCACAGTAGATTGTAAGGATGACATAATAGAAGATGGTAGGTTTGTGCCTAAACTCTCTAAAGCTCAACTAGCGATTGGCCCTAACATCATTCATAGCTTAGACGCTACACATCTTAGGATGGTAGCAAAACGGCTTAATGATATGGGACTAGACTCTATTTGGATACATGACTCCTTTGCAGTACATGCTAATTACATACCAATGCTGGATAAGATCATACGACAAGAGTTTGTTGCTTTGTATTCTCGTAATATAATGCAGGAACTTAAGGAATATTGGGAAATGTTTTACAATGTAGAGCTTCCAGATCATCCAACACTAGGAACTTGGGATGTAACAACAGTGATGAAGTGTCCGAAATTCTTCAGCTAACAAAAAGTTTCCAAAGTTTTCGGGAAATTGGCCAAAGGCCGTTTCCTGAAAGCCACGGGGCACTAGGGCTGTAGGTATCAGGGGTATCCATAAGAAGGCGCTACAAAAGTTTATTAAATAAAAATTAAAGGAGAATCCAATGGCTATTCATATTTTATGTCCAGCTTGCCATGCTTGCCTAAGTTATGGCCAAACAGAGTGTCCATGTTGTGATGCTACATTCAACATGGAACAAAAGATTATTAGAGATACAGATAACTTTAATTCAGAGAACCGTAGGGAATTTGAAGAAAGAGTTAAACGCAGTAGAGAGTTTGATAAGGACTCTATGTAATGTTAAGTCAGCCAATAGATGAACAGGTAGATAACTATATAGTATCCCTCTTAACACAATACTATGGCGACCTGCTAAAAGTAAGTAGAACAAGAGGTATATTATTACCATTACCACAACTCAGAAAATATATATCTGAGAATCCATTTATATTAGAACGATACAAAATCAATTTAGATAGTGAGATTGAAGGTCAAGGACTGGAAGATAATGCTATACTAAGTTCTCTACAAGAAGCTCAATTAAAAGCTTTTGAGAAAGCAGACCATAAGAATAATACTATCTTCGCAAATGAAATAAAGAAGATAGTAACAGGTGGTAAAGTAGAAGTAGATGCAGATGGTAGAGCAAAAATAGCAACAGCAAATAAAAAGCAAAAGAGTATGGTAGATGAGATTGTTAATAGTCCTTTAGAAGTAGATATTAGTAAAATTAGTAATGAAGATTGTATTGCAGTAAGGAAACTTTTCCATAATGATTTCAAAGCTTTTGCTCTTTGGACTTTTGAAATACAAATGGGCTTTAAGTTTCAGATGCAAGACTTTCACTCCATTATGTTTGATGTCTGCCAAGATGTTGTAGATGGTAAACGTGATAGAGTTATTATTACTATTCCTCCTCGACATTCTAAAACTCAAATACTATCTATATCTTTACCACTCTTTTCCTTTTGCCATAATCCTGGTTCGCATAATATTATTACTTCTTATGCAGATGATGTTGTTTCCGAATCTTCTGGCTATATTCGTAGTGTTATGCTTTCTGAATTATTTATGAAGATCTATCCTTCTCTTAGGATTGATTCTTCTAAACGATCTTTGGAAAGATGGGGAACAACTAAAGGTGGTGTAATGCACGCAGTACCTACTGGTGGTAAACTTACTGGTAAAGGTGCTGGATCATTATCTACTAAATACTCTGGAGTGTTTGTAGTCGATGATAGTATTAAACCTAAAGATGCTTATTCTCCAGCAATCAGAGGTGAGATAAATGATAGATACGACAACACATTTATGTCACGTTTGGCTAATGATGGTGAAGTGCAAGATGACAGTGGTAAAATTGTAAAGTGTCCTCGTACTCCTATCGTTATTATTATGCAGAGAGTACATGACCTAGACTTAATTGGTTATTTGTTAAGAGGAAACTCTTCTGATACTTATGACTACTTAAACATTCCTGGCATCATTGACAAAGAAACTGGTAGCAAAGGTTGGTATGAAAGAATATTAGAAAAGCAAAGCTACACACATGCTAAACCAGTGTTGTATAAATTAAACAGAGAAGAATATCCTTCTGCATTATGGCCTTCAAGAAAGAATTTAGATTCTCTCTTAGCTATGAAGCAGGCAACACCATATACATTTAACAGTCAGTATATGGGTGATCCTACTGCACAAGGTACAGGACTTGTACAAGATGAATGGTGGCAAGAATGGCATGAGATAGATAAGAAATTATTCTCTCGTACATTTATGACTGCTGATACTGCATCAACTACAAAGGACTACTCTGACTATTCAGTAGCTTGTTTTTGGGGTGTGACTTATGCTAATGATTTACATCTGTTAGATATTATGTTAGGTAAGTATGAAACACCTGAACTAAAGAAAGAATTAATTAAGTTTTGGAATAAGCATAATGTATTAGATATGAACTTCCCAACTATGCTCCCAACTGCACTATATATGGAAGATAAGAGTAGTGGACAGTTCTTAAACCAACAGTTTACTAGAGATGGTAATATTAGAATACTGCCAGTTCCTAAAGATAAGAGTAGCGGAGATAAGATAGCGAGATTCCTTAATGCTGTCCCCTACTTCGCACAAGGTAGAATATGGTTTCCACATGAACATGTACATAAAGCACATTTCATGAGGGAGATACTATCTATGACAGGCTTGGGAAGTGGTACAGGGCATGATGACTGTGTAGATAATGTTAGTGATGCTGTAGATATTGTATACAGTGGTAGCTCTGCTAACTACGAGTCATGGGTTTAATAAGGAGATATGTATGCTGAACACAAGATTGTGTAAGAAAGCATCTGGCAACAATCTCTTTCATATTGTAGACGAGCAGGGCAATAAGATTGCCACTGTAGAAACCTCTGGAGAAAAGGCAGAACTTATTATTAGTACTAAGCCTGAGTACCATATTGAAAAGCCCAATGGCTATACAAGTAAGAGGGCTAAAAATGAATGAGCAACTGGAGTTAGATGGAGTAGAAGAAAGTTTTAAAGCTGCTGATGGACTAGAGAACGTAGTATCTGGTTTAGGTGGCCCGATGGATAAGACTACTTACAATCAATGGAATAGAAGTGGAGCTAACCAAGATCAAGATGATCTGATTACTCGTTTCCGTGAAGATTGGGTGTCTCAAAAGGTTTGTACTATTATTCCACTTGATGCTACTCGTAAGTGGAGAGAGATTAGTACGGAAGAAGGTGTGGAAGCTGACAGGTTGTTTAGTGTTCAGCAGCTATTCTACAATGCATATAAGTGGGCAAGAGTCTATGGCACAAGTGCTATTCTCCTTGACCTAAAGAAAGCAGGAAGAATGGAAACACCATTAGATATAGAGAGGCTAAAACCAAACTGTATTAAGTCGCTACAAATTATTGATCGCACTAGATTGTTGGGCACTGGTGGTATTGACCAGAATCCTTTGTCACCATCTTATGGTCAACCTGAATTTTATATGATTGCTGGTAGTTCTGCTCGCATTCATAACTCTCGGTTGATCAGGTTTGAAGGAACAGAACTGCCCATGTATGAAAACTGGCATAACCAATGGTACAGTGATAGTGTTTTGATTCCCCTCAGAGAGATGATAGACAACTTTCATTCTGCTATGAAGTCTGCTGCACAGTTGGTTACAGAAGCAAACGTAGATGTGATTACTATTAACGGCCTGCAAAATATGCTGACAAACCCTGCTGGTGAGTTAGCTGTTATGAGACGTTTTAGAATGATGAAGCAACTTAAGTCTGTATACAATGTTATTCTTATGGATAGCAATGAAGTATACGACATGAAGAAAATAGCCCTCAACGGAGTTAAGGACTTATGCTGGGAGTATCTTGAGATTCTTGCAGCAGCAGTTGGTATTCCAGCAACTAGATTTCTCAGTACATCACCCACTGGCATGAATGCTACAGGTGAGAGTGATATGGTTAACTACATTGAAGTTCTTGAAGCAATTCAGACTATGATGTTCGCACCTAGACTTGAGAAGATAGATGCTATTATTCAAGCTCATTGTGGTATTGGTGAGTATACATATAAGTGGAATAGTCTGTTTCCAGAATCTACTGCTGAGAAAGATAAGAGAGAGAAAGATGTTTGTGATTCTTTGGCATCTCTTGTAGAGCAAGGTGTACTAACACCACAAGCTGCACATAATATCCTCAATACTAAGAACATCTTTAGTAAGGAAGATATGGGCGCTGTTCCTACAGCACCAGCAGCAGGAGCCTCTAAGATTTCTCGTCCGTCAGAAGGTGGAGACAAACCTAGCCCTAAGAAATGAGGATTATATATGAAGGACATTCGTAAGGATGTTGTTAGATTTGGTGATGAGGCTACTGCTTCTATCCAGTTTAATGACAAACTTCAAATGCCTACCAAACGAAAGTACAAGATTAGTGGTCAGATGATTGCTCCTTGTTCTATCGCAAGAACAGGCATCATGGAGTATAAGGCTAAAGAATGCGGAGCTTTGTTCGCAGACAGAGAGCCAGATTCTATTGTTAAGATTATGACAACAGAAGAAGAACTCTTTGCAGCAGACAGTATTGACTCCTATCGTTCTGCGCCAATTACTATTGGTCATCCAGAAGCAGATGTAAATACTGAAAATGCTAAAGATCTTATTAAAGGTGTTCTGGAAGGTATGCCTTTGCGTGACGGTGATGTACTTGTTGGTACTCTGGTTCTTAACGATGCAGATGCAATCAGCTTAGTTAAGACTAATGTTAGTCAGCTGAGTTCTGGTCATACTTGTATTCTGAAACTAGCTGATGAAGGTAGTGAGTGGGATGCAGAGAAAACTATGATTCGTGCTAACCACATTGCCATTGTAAAGAATGGTCGTGCTGGTGTTGCTAACATTGCAGACGAAGATAAAGAAGATAAAGAAGAAGAACCAGAAGTAGTAGTTGAAGAAGTTGAAGTAGAAGTAGAAGCTGAAGAAGCCCCAAAAGAAGAAGCTCCAAAAGAAGAAGAAACTAAAGTCGGTGACGTTAAGTTGCAGGATGAAGTTGATGTTCTTAAAGCCAAGCTAGAAGATACCGAGACTAAGCTGAAGGATGCTCAAGCACAGCTTGCAGACATTGATACTTTGGTAGAAGCTCGTATGGCATTTGTTGCAGAAGCTCTTTCTATCGCAGACGTAGAAGTAAAAGGTAAGTCTGAAATGGATATCAAGCGTGCTGTAGTTAGTAAAGTTAAGGGCATTGACCTTAAAGATAAGTCTGACACATACGTTGATGTTCGCTATCAAATTCTTCTTGAAGATGAAGTTACTGATGACTCTGGCATTACTCAGGTACTGAAAGATGTTGCTGGTAAAGAACTGAAGAAGGAAACTTATGTTCCCGCCAACACTAAAGCGCGTGAGAACATGATTAAACGAAATGAAGGAGTTAAATAATGCCTGTTCAAGCCTATAACATTAACACTCGCGACAACATCGAAGGCAACCTTGATGGTCTGTCTTACACTAATAGTATTCGTGAAAGTTTCAAAGCAAAGAACGTAGTTAACTATGGTACTGCTGTTGATCGCGTACCTGCTGATGGTGATCGTGTTGTTCAAACTGGTCAAGCTCTAGAGGGTCATACCTTTGGTGTTGCTATCCGTCAGGTAACTACTGAATCTGACTTCCGTCCTAACACTGGTGCTTCTGCATATCCTGTTGGTGCTATCGTTCCTATTCTGGAAGATGGTTTCATTTGGGTTGTTTCTGCTGGTGCTGCCGCTGTTGGTGATGCTGTATATGTACACTCGACTACTGGTCGTTTTACTAACGCCGTAACTGCTGGCTATGTTAAGTCTAGCAACATGGTGTTTGAATCTTCTTGTGCTGCTGGTGGTCTTGCTAAAGTATTTATTAGTCGTGCCATTATCAATGCTGCTCCTATCGTTGCTTCTTCAGAAGCCGAACCGAAAGCTAAGAAGTAATTCAATTTTTTAAAGGAGATGTAAAATTATGGCTCGTGAAGTAAAAATGGCTGATGGTAGTGTAGAGATTCTCAATGATCACTTCCAGAAACTCGTAGACTCAGATGCTCGCTTGAATGATAGCGATGGTCTGTTCTTTCAACGTCAGCTCGAAGTAATTGAGCAGACAACTTATGATGTTCTGTATCCAGACTTGGAAGCCCGTGACTGCTTCCCTACACTTACCCTTGGTGGTGCTGGTGCAACATCTTTGACTTACAGAAGCTACGACCGTATTGGTAAAGCTCAGGTAATCAATGCTCGCGCAACTGATTTGCCTAAGTCTGATATTTCTGGTCGGGAATACTCGATTAATGTTAAGAGCGTAGGCTGTGCTTATGACTATGACATTGACGAAGTTGCTTCTGCACAAATGAGTGGTATGCCACTTGAAGCTCGTAAAGCAATGGCTGCTCGTCGTGGCTATGAAGAATTCATCAACACTGCTATTTGGTATGGTGATTCTACTGGTAGCTTTAATGGCTTCTTCAATCCTGCTAACAACATTGCTCACAACCCTGTAGTTGCTGGTGCTTCCACCAACACAGAATGGGCTGACAAAACACCGGATGAAATCATCCATGACCTGAACTTTGCTTGTGGTGCTATGTATGCTGCCACTAAGAAGATTCACAGACCTACCGAGATTTGGTTGCCTGTGGCTCAGTGGAACTACATTAACAGTACTCCACGTTCGTCTTTGTCTGACACCACCATTCTGAAGTACTTCACTCAGAACAACAGCTTTAATATCACCACCATTAAGCCTCTCAATGCTATTGAAGGTATGGGTGACGGTGGTTCTGAGTGCTTCGTTGTACTGACCAAGACTACTCCAGAAGGTACTCAGACTATTCGTATTCGTGAACCTCTGCCTCTGCAATTTATGCCAGTACAACTTCATGGTCTTGTCTATGAAATTCCTGGCCGTGGTCGTTTCGCAGGACTGGAAGTAACTTATCCTCGCGCTATTGACATTTGGTATGGTATCTAATATAAAGCCTAACGTTTTAATCATTCTCAAAAGGAGAAACCAACATGCGTCTAAGAAACAAAACCGAAGCTCCCATTATGTTCCAAGCCCGTACTAATGCGGGAAAGAACACGGAGACTGTTGATCAGTATGGCAACAAGATTGTAAAAGCTGAATATCCACAGAGTACCTTGATTTGTGTTCCTGCTTTGGCAGAAGTAGAAATTGAAGATGAATTGTGGAAACAAGCAACTAAGGGCACCACCACGGTAAAGATTTATGCAGAAGTTCTGGAAGTTATTCCGGGAGCTACTATGGACGGTAAACCTGTCTACCGCACTATCTTTGAACCTACTGGTGCAACTAAGAAAGTCAATCTTGTTGCAGAGCGGATCAGATGTGGTGATTTAGAAATCACTGAGAAAGTTAAGGGAACTGAAGTTGAAGTTCCTGCAATGATTAAAGCACTTGCTAAGAAGAAGATTACTGTGACAATCGAGACTCATACTCTGGATGAGATTAATGATCTTTACCAGACTCTGTGTGTCTAACATAGAGGAATGAACAATGGTTGATCTTGCAAGTTTTACAGCAAGGTTTCCAGAGTTCTCTAGTCTTAGCCAAGGTAGATTTGATATTTACTTTGGTGATGCTGTCTTGGAAATGGGTGATGACTTTAATAGGTGGCTCAATGAGCCTGTGTATGATGTTGCATTGTCATACCTCATCGCCCACAACCTTGCAATCTCTGACGCTAGTAGCTCTGGCGACACTACACCAATGTTACCTCTCAGCAAGACAGACGTAGATGAAGTTGAAGTTGACTTCGCTACAGGTAAGTCTGCTGACATAGGTATAAGTGGTGCTGGACTTTATACGTCCACTATCTATGGTCAACAATATATTAAGTGGCGTAACCAAGCATTTGCCGGTGCTCGTGTTGTTGCTGCTGGTTATCCATAATGATAAACCAACGAAGAGCCTTTAACAGATATACTACTGTTGATAATGTTTTATTTGCAGCACCTATTGGTGGCTATTGGGATGCAAACAATCAATGGGTAGTTAATGCTATGGGGCCAGTTATAAAGATTAGAGCTACACCTCTCCCATACGGCAATAGGGAGGAAGGTGTATTCGGGGAACAGCTTAAAGCAAACCCTGAGCTTGAAAGAATACCAGCCTTCATGGGCTTTCATACTACACACGATGTTCCTATTAGATCATTGTTGTGTATCTACGACACAACTTACATTGTGTTGCAGCATGGACACTATGAAGCAGCAGGCTTTCAGAAACTTATTGGAGCTAAGGTTCAGAACCTTATACTTCAAGAGTCTGTTCCAGTACCTCTTACTGATGAGCTTGTTAACCAAATGGTTGATTGCTTTAATGTGGAAGTAAAAGATACTTTGGAAGCTGTCAAGAAAGAAAGAAGGGGCACTAGAGTTTCTAGTGTTAATGGGTGGGACTAATGGATATAGACATTCAGAACGTACAGAAGATTGTCGATCAGTGTGTATTAAAACCTAACTACTCTTACCCTATGTTTAAGAATGCTCCACGTCCTCCTGTAGATGCTTATGCTGCTGTAAGACCTATGGGAACATTCAGCCCAGGATATGATGAATACGAGAATGAGTATGATCCAGATACAGATGAATTTGTATTTAGAACTAAAGGTATTCGGATATTATCCTTTGACGTACTGTTTTCGAGAGATGATGTAGATGCAGACTTCTTCAATAACAGTTTCTATAGGCCGGATGTATTAGACCTAATGAAAAAGTCTGGAATGGTTCTTATTGATAAAGGGCCACTACAAGTTAGGACACTATCGCTGGAATCTCAATGGGAAGTGAGAACAGGAGTAAGACTTAACTTTAATGTTATCAGAACGCAAGAAACTAGAATCCCAAGAATTGTAGAAGCAGAGATTAATGGCGAGCATCAAATTGAAGATGTAGTCGTCCCTGTACACATTGATATTAAATATCACAAATAAAGGAGACATTAATATATGTCAACTGTTCCAATTTCCGAGTATGTCAATGTCAGCATTGCTCTTGCTCCTACACCACAGGGACTAGCTGGTTTTGGTTCTCTGCTGATGTTGAGTCCAGAAGCTAGTGCTGGCTCTAATCCAATTAACACTACTGAACGTGTTAGACAGTATAGTTCTATGTCTGCTGTGGCAGAAGATTTCCCATCTGGTGAAATTAATAAAGCTGCTACTGCATACTATGCACAACAACCAAAGCCTGTCTACTTCCTTGTAGGTTTGGTTTCTGGTGCGCCAACTCCAGCAACTGCAACTGGTAGTTCTGAACCACTGCTGGCAGACTTGCAAGCTGTTACTGCTGGTGGCTTTACTATGACTATTGATGGTACAGACGTTACTATTAGTGCCATAGATTTGTCGGGAGAAACATCCCTGTCTGCTATCGCTGGTGTAGTAAGTACTGCAATGGCTGCTGAACTTGCAGGTACTATTTGCTTTTACAATGGTGTTCAGTTTGAAGTAGTAAGTCCTACAACTGGTGAGAGTTCTACTATTACAGTAGCTTCTGCTGATGTTGGTGGTCTTGCCGCAGCTATGAAGTTGTTGTCTGCAACACTCACTCAAGGTAGTTCACAAGAAACTGTTACACAAGCTCTGAGCAAGTGTGAAGAAGTAGATGGTACTTTCTACGGTGTAGTTCTTGATAGCTCCTATGACGATACAGATTCTGTATTGAGTGCTTCTGATTGGGTACAAGCTCGTACTAAGGTAATGTTTAACACTACCTCTGACAGAGGCGTACTTGAAGTGGGCAATGAATCTACTATTGCTGGTCAGATTGATGCTAAAGAGAATAGCAGAACTCTTTCTGTATATGCTCCTATTGCTGGCACTTATGCTGGTGCTTCTGTTGCCGGTCGTGCATTCACTGTTAACTTCGAAGGCACTAACACTACTATTACTCTGATGTATAAGAAGCTGCCTACTATTCCAGTTGCTAAACTAACCTCTACTCAGAATGCTAAACTACAGTTAATCAACTGTAACGTGTTCCTTGATGTTGGTTCTAATAGCTTCTTTGCAGAAAGTAAAATGGCTGGTGGTTCTTACTTCGATACTATTCATGGTACTGACTGGCTGCAAAATCGCATTGAGACTGATGTATTCAATCTGCTGTATCAATCTACTACTAAGGTTCCATACACGGACACTGGTGTTGGCATGATTATCCAGAAGGTTGAGCAAGGTTTGAGACAAGGTGTTCGTAACGGTTTGATTGCTCCTGGTAATACTACCGATGGAACCTATCTGGAACTTGGTTATCAGATTAATTATGTACCTGTTAGTGATGTATCCTCGGCAGATAAGGGCAACCGTATCTATCGTGGTATTACTTTCATTGCAGTTGGCGCTGGCGCAATCCACAAGGTTGTTATCACTGGCTCGTTCAGCGAATAAAGGAGTAACATATGAAGCAGTATAGTTTTTATAATGTCGATTTGTTGCTCGACGGTATTCCAGTAACTGGCTTTACTGATACCAATAGCATCATTAGTGCAGGCCGTACTAATGTGCAACACACTAAAGTAATTGGTGCTCGCGGTGAAATGTCTGTAGCAACTATCGCTGACCGTTCTGGTCGTATGGTATTTGCCCTGCTGCAAACCTCAGATTACAACACCATTCTAAACAGCAGAGCTATGTTGTCTCAAAACACTGGCTTGTCTGGCAACCGTCAAGTGTTTGATCCTATTCAGGGTCTGCTTAACGATAAGATGGGTGTCACTTTGGTAACAGGTGTTAATGGGTTTATTCCAGTAATGCCAGCTATCGTTCGTGGTTCTGGTATTGTATCTTTGAGTTGGACTATTGAGTATGAACAAATCTGGTTTGTTCAAGGTCAATATGAGTACGTAGGACTGTAACAAACACATAGGGGCTACCATAGTAGTCCCTATTTTAGTTAAGAGAATAAGGAGAAGTATCGTGGCGTGTAAATCAGAAACAAGAGAAATAGGAAACAAACAGGTTTATGTAATCCAATGGCCTGCAACAAAGGCTATGGAAATGCAAGTTAGAATGATGAATGCTTTGGGAGATACTGCTCTTCCTTTAGTTTATGGAGAGTGGGAACTTAATCATTTCTCCTATATCTTAACTAATTGTAATATTAATATGTTTACTACACTTGTAAAAGATTGCTGTATCGGTGTTCGTATTGATAGTAAAGAAATTAATTCTTCCACATTTGATACTGAACTATCTGGCGACTTGTTGTTTATGTACAAAGTCTTTGCATTTGTTTTGGAGGTAAACTTCAAAGATTTTTTCGAGCAAGGTCAGCAAACAAAAGACAGCAGCAAGTAGTTGAAGAACAAGTTACTTCTATAAAACTGGATGCAGATGGTAATACAATATATGAGACTGAGGAAGAAGATCAAGAATTGGATAAAGATTTCCCAGCTCTTAATTACTATCTGCATCGTCCTCTAGTTGTTGAGCCACCTCTCTGTTTAATGAGGGAATTGCAAGATGGTACATATAGTATTGATGACTTGTTTATGATGCATGAATTGCTTGACCTTAAAGAACGTCTCAAGAGAGGTGAATAACTATGGCTAGGAAAAAAGACCCAGAAGGTTCTAAAGCAAAATGGGATAAGAAGAATCCTAGAACAAAGGCTGGCGAAACAATGTCAGCAGGCTCTTTCAGAACAGTAACAGTAACTTGGGATAATGCTGTAGAAGGTGCCAAAGTAAGAAACTTTACCTTGAAGAAAGGTAAATGGATTAGATCACTTTCAAGAGAAGGTGATAAGTTATACAAGAAAGCTATAGCTACACCAATGGTAGCAGGCAAGAAAGAATTGCCAGATCAACCTAAGCACTTCGTTGCTGTTACAGGAGCCAATGGTAAGACTGTACAAGAGGAACTTAAAGTAACCAAAGTTGAATCTGCATACGAAACATATAATTATAGAATTGAAGCTGACAAAGTATTTAGAAGAAAGCAAGACTTTGAGTTTGAAAAGCAAAGACTTAAAGACTATATGCTTATGCACTATATTCTGTCAGGTACTCCAGAGACTGAAAGAGGTTTGGAGTATGATGTAAATAATGCTGTAGAAAAGTTCAGTACTTCTGAAGTATATGAAGCACTTAACATAGAAGAATTTAATAGGTTTGCAGAAGAAGATTTAAAAGCTAAAGGCTTTTCACCATCTACTGCAAGAAAAGTTTCTTATGATAGAAAGAAGAAGTCTGACTTAGCTCAATATAATGAGATGACTATTAAGGAAGAGACTGGACAACTAAGTACAGGTACAGTACAGGAAGCTGCTGACAAGATGACACTTGAAGTTATCTTGGCTGGTAAAGTTAAGGCTATGGGATATGACGATGTGTTATCTCAAGTTCTTAGTAAGGCACAGCTGTATGATGAAACTCCTATAGCTGAAAGAGGCAGTGTATTTAGTAAAGATGAGTTATCTATCTTTGGTATAATTAACTCTAACCATCTTCGCATAAGTCATCTTACTGGTAAGTTAGGTGAAGATAGTTGGGAAGGTCAACTAGACGCTCTCAATGAAGTTAGTGAAGAAGATGGAGAAAGATCAACAACTGGTATGTTAAATGTTGTTGAATATGAAGATGAATATGAAGATGACACTGACGATCGTATAAGAAAGTATCGTGACAAGAACCCAATGAGAGGTGATAACAAACTCGCATTGAGAGGTGTTGCAGCTATCTTTGGGCATTTCAATAGAGGTGCTTCTCAGCAGTTTACTAATGACCCTCGTAGATCAACTGATGTTATCCCTATAAGGGGGCCAGTTGCTACAGATGAGTTTATGCAGTTTGACTACAGTCTTTACACTAAAGGTGATTTACCATCTTACCAACAGATTAGCTCTATAGATTTCTTACAAGGAGTGAGGAAAAGAGAGGAAGGTATTGATGGTTGGATGGACTATAGTGAAGATGACTTTAAGTCTCAGCAGTATTACTCTATGGGACTTCATGAGAACAGCAGTATTGATGAATACTTTAATGCCGTAGCTCGTATGTATGTTCAGGAAGGCCATGAGGATATGGTTCCTAAAGTTGCTAGATACTTAGCACATACTATGCCACCACAGTTTAAGAATGTTGGTGCTCATAATGCTATGTTAATTGGAGAGTTCGAAGAGGCATTTAAATCCGGAGTTAAAGCTGGAGATTTGTCTGGAGTAAAACCTACTGCACCTATTTCCTATACAGAAGCTTTACCTTCTATGATTGATATGAGGGCTAAGTTTGGTGAAGGTATTAAGTTTCCACTTAATAAAGAAGGTCATCCTTCTGAGATATATGGTGGAGAAGAGCATGTAGTATCTTCCTTACTTGGCTTCGGTGTAACAAGCGTTAGGTATGGCAAAGAAGGTGTTGACCAGATAGAGAGCAACTCTCAGAAACTTATTATGAGAGCTGCAATAAATAGGATTACAAGAGAAGCTGCTAACGTATATGGCGTAGGTATGGATAAAGTTCCTGACCAAGCTGGTATGGTATGGAACAAACCTATTGCAGATATAACTCAGAAGTCACTAGAAGAGATGATGGAAGAAGGCAGTATCTCACCAGAAGATTGGAGAGACTATGGGTTTAATGAAGATGAACTAAGAAAGACATTTGATAACTACTTTAGACCTTCTGGCATGATTGGTACTGATGCAGGTGAGACACTAGATGGTAGTGGCAGGCCTGTATACAAGTCTATGATGGAAGAATTTCAAGATGAGTTCTTTCGCAGCCAGCTAAACTTTGGCAAGACGTTCGGAAGCAATGAGAACTTCTCTGCACCTAATCCTAATAGAGTTAGTGGCTATGATGAGTTCACAGGTAATTGGGAAGATAGAGCTGGTGATTATATTCCTGACTATCCAATGTTCACTCCAGATGATTATGGTGAACAGCATAGTAGAACTATGGATGAAAGAATAGAAGAACTCATAGAACAGTGGGTACACAATACTGGTGTTGCAGATAATGAACTAATAAGAACACCACAACAAAAGGCAAATACATTAGAAGATTGGTGGAATACTAATACTGCCAATATGTCAGAAGAAGATAAAATGGCACTGCTAATGGCTATGCCTATGGAGTTTGAGGAAGAAGAAGAAGAAGTAGTAAATACTACTGGAGCTTCAGGTTCATCAGGCTCAGTAGGAGGAAGCGATAGAGGAGGTATGTCTGGAGAAGGTGGAGGCTTTGCTAATGCAAGACCTGCAATGGATGAACCAAACTTAGCTGGCACAAACTCAGAAATTGCTGCTGCACATTCTCAGACTAATGTAAATGTCAATGATAGAGCAAGTGAAGGTACTACAAGAGGTGCTGCACCTACAATTATCAAACCTGCCCATATTGGATATGACGGCAACATGGGTTCTGATCTTGTTGGTAAAGCAGGTTCCTTTAGTACAGGCTTAGGCTTAGGGAGAAATATTGATCCACTAGCAGCGTATCTTGCAGCTAACCCTCAACTAACTAGAGGTGCAGAACAAGGTACTAAACAGTGGCACGAAGATAGACAGTGGACTCCCACTTCATCTGTTATTAGTAGTTGGATTGGAAACAACAGAGGAGTAAAAGGTCTTGGGCCTATCTCTGATGAGAAGCTGAATAATACAATTGGTAAGAGACTTAGCGATATAACAAGTAATAAGTTTCAAGCAATGAATGAACACATGCAACGTGGTGTGGACATGGAAGATCCTATTGCTGATGCTTATATGAAATCTAAGTTTAGTGGTACTGGTATCACAGCAATGAAGATGCCAATGTTGACTAACAGTCAATTTCCTGGTGGTACTTCCATTGATAGGTTGCTTGTAGATAAAGCTGGCAGACCTATGAGAGAAGGTTTGGAAATTAAGTCTACGGCAGAGTTTCAGGACTTTAAGAATTATTATCATCAAGCACAACATCAAATGCATGTTGGTAACTTAGATCAGATGACTGTTGTACAGGGAACGTATAATCAAAAGAAAGAGTTAGAGCTTCGTGACCATACATTTAAGCGTGACCCTACATGGGGCTTAAGAGCTGCTAAAGATATTCAACGTGGTGTTGAAGGACTAGGACAGTTCAAAGGAAAACCGCTAAAAGAAATTGAAGCAATGTTGGCAGAAGGTGGTGAGACTCCTTACATCCTAAGCAAGAAGCATGGTGCTATGGTTGAAAGAGAGGATGATGCTAAAGCTGCTAAAGGAGTTGGTGGAACAACTGGTGCCAGTGGTGGTAGCGGTGGAGGTGGAGGTGGAGGTAAATCATCTGCATCCAAAAATGGTGGTGCTGCTACTCCTAAAAGAAAATCTAAAGGAGCTTCCGTTGCAGGTCTTGTTGGTGATGTTGTAGATACTCTACAGTCTGGTATTAATATTGCAGCTAAAGGTACTGATAGATTTATTGGTGCTGCATATGATATTGGAATGGATCCTACAACATATACTACTAACAGTATAATGATGGCTGCTGGAGGAATGACTCAGAGTCAAAGCTCTGGTGCAATGAGTACCATATCTTTAATGGCAGGTGGAATGGAGTCAGGTAACTTTGACTCTGCTAAAAGACTTGTAGCTGCCATGAGAGGTCTAGTTACTTTCGAAGATGTTATGCAGCACTCTAATGATCCAGCAGCACTTGTCTCTATTATAAGAGCCAAGAATAATGGACAATATAGTGAAAGAGCTTTAGCTTCTATGATGTTGTCTGGAGGTCTTGATTCATCTTTACTAAGACTAGGGCACTCCGGAGATACTCAACACTCTGTACTGGCTCTTGCACAAGGCTCAAAATTCCTTACAGATAGGGACAATCTTGGTGGTATGGCTGCTGTATATGGCGCTGACATATATGACAACTTTAACACTGGTGGCCCGAATGCAAATATCTTTAGTTCTGTTAGTAAAACTTTAGGTATGTCTCCAGAAAATATAGAGAAAAGGGAGGCTGAAGCAAAAGCAAACACAGACAAAGTAAATGGTGCCCTTAAAGACTTGAGCAATCTTCCACAGAGTGCTGAGAATAGTTTAACTAAAAGTCTGGTAGACCTAACTAAAGATATGAACTACGGACTAGGACATTCTCCTAAACAACTTCCTAAAGATAATAACTATAATCCTGCTTGGGAACATAACCCTGAATTAGAGAAGAAGGAAAGAGGTTATAAGAGTGAGTACGATAAGTCTGCTGAAGATTGGGAGAAAGCACAAGGTAGACCACAAGCATCTAATAATAAAGATGTAAATGTTCTGGTTACAATTGACGGCAGTAATATCAACTTCGTAGGAAACAGAGGTGATAAAACTGTAGCAGCAGCCATTAAGCCTGATGGAGCATTAGGCACTGTTTAAGGAGGTACTATGTGGAAGAGAAAGATTGTATTAGAAGTAAAAGCTAAAGATCAAACCATACAGCTTATCACCTTAAACAGAATAGATTTTATTCTGCAAAGTCAGATAGGCTGGAATGCTGACGAACTTAAGATTGATGTTTATAACCTTAGTCCTGAGTTCGTCCAGTCGTTGTACACTATTAAAGATAAGACATTCATCCTAAGTGCTGGTTACGAAGATGGAAAGATGGATGTTCTTATGGAAGGTTTCATTACTAATACATGGGGACGGAAAGAACTTCCTAACCATGTTACTACTATGTGGTGTATTCCCCGTTCGGCTTATGTACCTATTAAGCCACTACTACTTACAGGTACATTTGTAGGATATACTAATAAGGAGATAATTGAAGCTATCGTAAGTAAAGGTGGCTTCATACCTAACTCTACAGTATATATTGGAATGAACAAAGATGTACTTAGTGAGGTCAGGAATACATATACTATAGAAGGAACTATGTCTAGTGAGTTGATACGCCTTGGCAGGCAGCTAGGCTTTAACTATCAACTCACAGACTCTTATGTAAAAATTATTAGTGATGTTAATTCTAGAACTGTTGTAGATCAAATTGCTAGTGGTGAAGCTAAAGTTCATACAGTAGAACCTTGGATGATTAAAGGGACACCACAACTTACAGTAGCATCAACGAATATTAAACTGAATCTCGATGGTGCTATTAAGGCTGGAGATATTCTTGACTATACTTTCCTAATGGAAATTGGTGATGGTGGTACACAGGAATATAACGTATTCGGTATTGGTGATGAATCAATATTAATACGTGACCCTAAAGCTTTTGGTTATATGATTTATGAAAGATACCAGATAAGATACGTGTCGCATACAGGTAGCAACTATACTAACACTTGGGAAACAAACATAACTGGTACTGTATTTAATGAGTATGTTACTACAGGAAGTGCAGCAGCACAGAATGCTAGTGGTGTTAAAGGTGGCTATCGTCCTAGTGACCCTCAGATAATCTTTAATGCTAATGGTAAGCTACAGGCTAGTTTCCCAGGAAATCCAACTGGTGATACTTATCGTAATGTAGATAAAGGTGTTAAAGCTGCAAAAATGGTTAAGTTTAATGATGACCAAATGAGAGTTATAGAAGAAGCATCTGGTGGAAGAGAAGATGTTAAAGAAATGATAATGACTGTAGCTCAAATAGAAAATAGAGGGCACAATGAAGTACAAATGAATGCTGTATCTCCAGCAGGAGCAGTTGGGCCTTTCCAGTTTATGCCAGATACAGCCAGCAATTTAGGTGTAAAAGATAGAACAAACTTTAGACAAAGTGTGCAAGGTGTTAAGAAATACATTGAGCAAATTAAGTCAAGGTATGGAGATAAGTTTACTCCTGAAGCATTCTATGGAAACTATATTGCTGGTAATGAGTTGTCAGATAACATAGTAAACCACGGCAAGTATGAAGGGAAAGGAGTTGGTGAACATTCACTAAACTATTTAGCTATGGCTAATCAACTGCATAATGATTAAGGAGATTAATTATGGCATTTACTAAATCAATAATCTTCTGGAGTACGGAGAAGAGTAAGAAAGAGACTGAACCAGAAAAGAATCTTTTACAGCAAGCACAGGGCTATGTAAATGAAGCTCAAGAATGGATAGGTGATAAACTAGACAAAGGTGTTAGTGCAATTAAAGGCACCATATTTGGGGAGGAAGAAGCTGCCAAAAATGAACCTGAAGAATTAGACACAACTATTTGGAAGTCTATGTCATTAGATGTTGTACTATCTGAAAGTCATAACTTCTCTAATGAAGTAACTGGTTATCCAATTAGTAATGGTTTTATTGTTAGCGAACACACTATAAGAAAGAATCCACAATTCAATTTGAATGGTTGGGTTACAGATGTTGCTATGCCTGTTGATATTGTATCCGTAGGTACTGTAGGTAAAGTTGCTGGCAGTATGCTTGCTCGTGGAGGAAGTCCTGTACTTGGAAGTTTGCTGGGCAGTGCCGGTAATGTTGTTGATAACCTTATGTACAAAGATAGTAGTCCTACAAAAGATGCGTTTGAACTTATAAAGGAACTTGTAATGCAAGGTACTATTGTTCATGTATCTACTATTCTTGGTACATATGAGAACAGTGTTATAAGAAGTGCCTCAATTACTCAGAACGTTTCTAACTCCAGTGTGCTACCTGTTAGCTTATCATTTGAAAAGTTGTACATGGTAGAGGGTGGCATAGCAGGTTATATAAGCCCTGAACTTTCTAAGGCTCTCGAAGCTGTAAAGAATGATACTACAGGTTCATGGCTGGACAACATGTTCGGTATGCTTACTAAACAGGGAGTTAATATCTTACAGGTAGCTACAGGAGTAGATGCTAATGGCTAAGAGAATTAGAGTTGAAAGAGGCTATGGTAACACTTTTGATTATAAAGGTGGTACAGTATATATGTCAGCAATGAGGTGGAATATATTCACCTTCTGTTGGATATGCGACTTTAGATATAATGATGTATCAATTAAAGGTTTATGTATTAGAGGTGGAGTTAACATACTGGGACAGTATGGAATACCATTTAATATCTATGTTGTAAACGCTGCTGATGCAGAATTAGATCCAATTAAGTTTAGCGGTATTAGGTTATTTATTATAGAACCTGGAGACTTATCTCAGGTAATAGATGACAGTAATATATTGGTGAATGTATGAGTAATTCAAATACTGCATATCCTGGAACCATTACTTCATTTGATCCTGTGACACAATTAGCTACAGTTAAGTTAGCTATGGAAAGGTTTTATAATGGTATTGGCACTCTTTATGAAACTATACAATATCCAATACTTACTGACGTTCCTGTACACTTCCCTCAGTGTGGTAGTTACAGTATTACTTTCCCTATAGCTGTTGGCGACAGTTGTTTAGTTATATTCAGCCAGAAAGGTTATGAGCATTGGTTGTATAACAATTCTGATGAGATAGGTAAGTATAGTTCTGGTATACCTAAACCTGCATATTTTAAGGATCATGATATAGATGACACCTTATGTATAGTTGGTTTTAATCCAGTAGCTAAAGCAATACCTAATTTTAGCCCTACAGATGTAGAATTAAGAAATGTAGATAGAGGTCAACGTATAACACTTAAGCCAAATGGTGTAATAGAAGTTCTATCTCAAGTGGAACTTGATTTGACTACACCTACTGTAAAAGTAGTTGCTAACAGTCTTGTAGAAGTTACCGCTCCAAATACAAACATCACAGGTAATGTCAAAATAACTGGTGAGCTTCTGGTGACGGGAACTATAAAGTCTAACACTGAAGTTACAGCTAAGACTGTTAACCTGTCCACTCATACTCACAACCATGGGCCAATACCTGATGCTTAAGGAGTAATATATGGCAGGAAATTTACAACTAGATCCCTTTACTTGGGACATTATAGTAGGCAGAGGTGCAGAGAGAGTAGAGGGTTTAGCACTAACAGCACAGCTAGTTAGGAACAGACTACAAACTATTCTTGGTGAGTGGCCTCCTAATCCTGAGCTTGGTATGCCTTGGTTTGATAGTGTATTCACTAAAGCTCCAGACATATCCTTAATACAAGCTCTGGTAACAGATGAGATCAGAAAAGTAGATCATGTTCAGGATGTATTAAATATTGAACTTAGTTTGAATAAAGATACTAGGATACTTACAATCACATTTGTTGCCCAATCAGATTGGGGAGAGTTCTCAAACAATATAACAGTAGGAGGCTAATATGGCTGGAGTTACGAATGAAGGCTTCATACCTAGAAGCCTAGTAGAGATTACAAACGATATTAATAGCAGCATGGTTGCAAAATTTGGTACAGGATTTGATACATCACCTGAAAGTGCTGATGGTCAAGTAATTGGTGTTATATCAAACTTGCTTGCAACTATGTGGCAACAAGCTGAGGCTGCTTACAATGCCTATAGTCCTTCCAGTTCTTTTGGTGTAGGACTAGATAAACTATGTGAACTGAATGGTGTAACTAGGATTAGTAACCAGCCAACAACAGTTGCTATTACTTTCAATGGATCGAACGGCACACTGATACCAAAAGGATATATAATTAAAACTTCTGATGATTTGGAGTTTGCTACTATAGCTGATGCTGTAATACCAGAAGTAGTAACTGCTGAGTGTACAACACCTGGAGCTATATACATTGCAGCTAACGAAGTAAATACCATTACAGATGTTATTGCAGGCTTATCTTCTGCAACTAACCTAGAGCCTGGAATCACTGGTATTATCTCAGAAGAAGATCCAGCACTAAGAGCCAGAAGGGAATCTTTAGTAGTTAACGCTGGTACATCTTCTATTGATGCTATATATGCAGCAGTTATTAGATTGAGACTTCCCTATATTGCTATTATTGAGAACTATGAAAATGTTCCTGTTAATGGTATACCTGCTCACAGCTTCTTAACTATTGTAGAGGGTGGTACTCCAGAGGAAATCTCTAAGGCTATTTACGATAACAAACCAATTGGTTGTCAAGCTTTTGGTGATATTGTTACTCAAGTATATGACACTAGAGGCTATCCTCACCCTATTGGTATTAGCAGGCCAGTACCTATTGATATTGATATTGCTGTTGTGATTAAGAAGCTGCAAGGTGCTTCACTTGATAGTGAAAGTCTTGCACAGAATGCACTTGTAGAGTATATAAACAACTTGCAAATATCTGATGATGTTGTTTGGTCTAAACTGTTTAACGTGGTTCTTGAAGCTACACCTAATGTATCAGTAACGAGTATTACTATTAAGTTTACTGCATCTGGCACTATGGGTACAGCTGACTTGCCAATAACTGTACAGCAACGAGCTAGGACAGATACTAGCAAGGTGGTGGTAAGTGGCTCTTAAACCAAGCAAAACAGTAGAGTTTATCGTACCAACAGAAAAAGTTGTAGATATACTCATATGGCAATACAAAGATTCTCCAAACCTACAAAACTACATTAAAGCTTTTGTGGGTGAAATAGATATATTAGTTAAAGCTATTGAAGATACTATTAACTATAGATACTTAGCAGATGCTTATGGTTATCAACTAGATATTATTGGAGAGATTGTAGGTATAGGTCGTATCTTCTATGGTGCTTCACCTATTGGTTACTTTGGTTTCTATGATGATCCTGAATCTAAAGTTCCTTCTATTGGCTCTTACTATGATAGAACTTTAGGTGGTGTATATAAGGGCAGAGGACAACTAGACAGTAATGATTTGATACTAGATGACTCAAGTTATCGTAACATTATATATGCAAAAATTATCCAAAATAGCACCAATTGTAGAATTGAACACGTACTTAACTTTATAGATTATGTCGTTGGTATGCAGTGTGATACAGAGATAACAGAGCCTTCACCTAACAATGCATTAATTACTATCCATGAAAACTTGGGACAATTGCAGCGTGTAGGTATTGGTCTGACTATGAACATGGTAAGACCTACTGGTGTAAAGTTCGTAGTACAAGACAACCGTGGTATCATTGATACTACACCATATACTAATGAGAGTTTACTTAAAGTAGGGAGGTTGTATGGCCACAAGATATAGTAGACTTAATTACAATTGGGCCACCGACTCTTTCTCACAAGTAGTAGACCCTGATGATGATGTAGATCATCCTAGTGGTGAAGGTGGCCCAGGTAAGTATTTGAAAGGGTGGGAAGCAGAAACTGAACCTCAAGAGTGGGAAAACTATATACTCAAAAGGTTTGAAGATATAGAACTTCAGAAGCTACAGAATGGTTGGGAGCTATATCAATCTACAGTTAACTATCAGTTTGGTGCCATTGCTATATATAATGGTGTACCTCAGATGTTTATTAGTGTGGTTGATATTGTCAATCCTATTATACATGAAGATGGTGTTGACACTCTTTACTCAGAATACATGGACTATCTTAAACAAGAAGGGCCAGAAACATTTGCTGATGAAGATTGGACTCCTGTTCTTGCATATACCAAAGCTGCATATGATGGTATTACACAAGGTATGTTCAGCCAACATAATACTCATGTTGGTACGCCACTTGCACATAGTGAGACTATTGCACAAATAGGTGGATATACTAAAAGCCAAATAGATGGTTTGCTATCTCCAATAGTAACTACCACTAACAATCATGTAAACAATAAGTCAAACCCTCATGTGGAAACTGCTATAGGTGTTGGTACACTTCCTGCACTTGGTGGTGGCAATTTCACTGGCAGAATTAACTACCTAAATGGTTTCAAGGTTGGTAGTCAAGGTGAGCTTATGTACAACTCTGACAAGATTATTCTTGCCAGAGATAATGATGGTGGTATTGGCTTAGGTACTTCGGATTATAGACTAGGTGGTAAGTGGCAAATGCTACTGTCTGCTGACACATATATAGATGCTAGAAATCTTTATAATGGTTTATTTACATTACCTGTAAGAGATATATCAATACCACTAAAGTTTGATCTTTCTTCTACTGCCAACATAACTTATAGTAGAAGTGGGACATTAGCTTATACAGATAGGTCTGGTAACGCTCAAGTAGCACAGCCCAACGTACCAGCATTTGAATTAAAAGGTCTTAAATTAAATGCTAATACTACTATAACCATAGACATTCCAGACATGTTGGGTGCTACACAATGTACTATAGCTTATGTTCTCAATGATGTTTTGTTTGTAAGGGATATGCACTTGCTATCAGACTCACTAACCTACTACTTTGGAAACACTGGCAATGTCCGTAACTTCCAAGTATGGATTAATAGGTTAACTCCTAGACAGAAACTCAACATACAAACTTAAGAGGTATTAATTATGGATACAAAAGTCTTAGGGAGAGTTTGGGCTGCTGCACCAGCAACACCAAATATAGATCCTGGAGCAGATAAGTACAACTTAGGTTGGATTGCTGAGATCCCTATCTATCAGATGCTTAACTTTATTAACAACAGACATGATACTAATACACTATCTCTAGCTGAACGTGGTCAGTTTCAATGGGGAAGTGATATTACTTATGTTAATGGTGCAACAGTTTGGAATGAAGCTGATGGTTTTATTTATGTATCTAAAGTAAATGCTCCATCTACTACACTTACTCCGAACAATAATGCTACACAATGGGAAAGATCTTCAATACAGATTACAAGGGCACAGTATGATACAGAAGTTAATCGCTGGAATAGTCATACTGCTAATATGTCTAATCCTCATCAGCTTACTTGTGCTATCCTTGATACCTACACAAGAGCTGAAATAGACGCCAAAGTTAATGTACCTCAAACAGACATTAATAACCACGTTGCAAACAGAGCTAACCCTCATGTAGTTACAGCAGCACAAGTTGGTGCTGTTCCTGTAACTGGTGGTTCTTATACTGGACTTGTTAATCATTTGAACGCAGCTACAGGTGTAGGTGCTGCTAACTTAAATGCAAAAATTAATAGTGATACTGGCGGTACTTTCATTCAAAAAGGTGTTGCTAAGATTGGTTTGGATGCTACCTCTCAGGCTGTATTTATCAATGACCTTGGAGCTTCAACTAACCTATTATCAGAAGCAGACTATCTACCATTAAGGGAATCTGTGGAAGCAACATTTGTACCTCCTTTCATGGACTTCGGTGTTGACTTTAGAAATAGTATTAATATTAAGTATGGAATGGGTGATGTAGTATTTACTGCACCAGCAGGCAGAGGCTATATAAATAAAAGTGGTAAAGCTGCAACTGCTGGACTTAATGAGCCTAGACAATCCGTTAAGGGATTACAGTTAGATAGCCTGAGTTCAGAATCTTTAAGATACCCTACACTAAATAATTTGTCTGGTTTTCAAAATTATACAATAGTATTAGATTGTGAACTTGGTATTGCACAAAGTGTTTGGGGTTGGTTATTGCGTTATCCATCTGGAACAAAGAATAGTGGGTTTTATAGGAATGCCGAAGGTGTAATATATCTATACTCAGAAGGTGGTGTACAAAAATCAATAGTAGTTTTACCAGCATCTTTCCTAGTAGTAAATACTCCATTAAAGTTTGGCGTTACATATGATGGAACAACTATAAGAACATATGTGCAAGGTTTTCTTTATGCAAGTGTTCCTGCTGTAGTAAATCTACCAACAGATGGTCAGATTGTATTAAATCCTGACTACCAAATAACTAACTCTTACAACTCTCTGAAGATATGGGCTAAGGCTCTTACTGACAGACAAGTCTCTAACACATAAGGAGGTTATATGACAGATCCTATTGTACTACAATCTACTGGTGATGTTACCGGCCCTGCTTCATCCACAGATAACTCTATGGTGTTGTTTGACGGAACTACTGGTAAAAAGGTTAAAGGAAACAATGCAGTAGTTACTGCTGCTGGACTAGCCATACTAGATGATAACAACAACACTGAACAAAGAAATACATTAGGATTAGGAACTATTGCTACTCAAAATAGTAATAACGTAACTATTTCTGGTGGCAATATTAGTGGTGTTAATGTAAGTAATAGTACAGCTACACTAACTACACTTAATGTAACAACACAAGCTACTGTTCCTACAGTACCTCAAAGTGATGATAGTACAAAAGTAGTTAACACAAGTTGGATTAGGGCTTTTATTGCCAGCTTAGTTATGCCTACACCAATTGGAAGCGTTATAGACTTTGCTGGTGCTGTGGCTCCTGATGGTTATCTAACACTACCTTTTCAACCAACTGATATATCAAGAACTACATATGCAAAGTTGTTTGCTGCAATAGGTACTCAATGGGGTGCTGGTAATGGTTCTACAACATTTGGTATGCCTTGGTGTCCAGGTTGGCAACCTACACTTAACGGTGCTGGTGTTTATGCAGGTCTTACAACTACTGGTGAAGTTAAAAGCCACACTCACACCTTTACAGCACAACAACCCATTGGTGGCTACACTGATGATGGTGGTGCTCCAGATCAGAGATCCACTTCACAATCAGGAACTACAGGCGCAACAGGTAATACATTTAACTTGCCTGCTGGTATCCTTATGATGAAATGCGTTAAATATAAGTAGGGAGATAACTATGGCTAGTAAGAAGTTTAGTGAATTTCCACTAGGCAATAATAACAATCCATTAGAATTAGTTGGATTGCAAAACGGTGTAAACGTAAGAACAGGACTTGTAAGACCTGTACTTAAAGATGCTAATGGTATGATTGTTGTTAGTGGTGTTACCACTGATGAACTAATTACTAATAACATTAAAAGTGCCTCTGGAGATAAGCTAGAATTCGAACCAGCCACATCTCCAGGCACACAATATGAAGTTATACACTCTGGTAATATTAATGGTTTTATACCAACACCAGTTGTAGATCATGGAGCGTTAACAGGGTTGGCAGATAATGACCATCCTCAATATGCTTTAGTTACAGATGTAAGTAGTACATATATACCACTATCACAAAAGGGTGCTAACAGTGGTGTTGCTCCTTTAGATGCTACTGGACATATACCATCTGAGTATATATCTATTGGTGGATTTAACTTCATTAGTGGTTGGGATGCTAGTGGTGGACAACTACCAACTGGAGCCTCTAGTGGAGACTTGTACTCCATAACTGTAGAAGGTGTGTTGAATGTTATTCCTCCTGATTCATCTACTGGAACACCAGAGCCTACTACTTGTCCTGTAGGTGCTAACATCTCTTATAGTGCCAGTAAAGGCTTCTGGTACTTATATACAGCTAGTACCGCAGCGAACGATTTACGCTATCTAAAGCTGTCTGGCGGCACTCTGACAGGGGCATTAATCGTTCCAGCAGGGGCCAGCGGCTCGCAGGTGAGGCGAGCAAGCGAAACCGATACCCTACTAGCTGCCAAGGCTCCGCTCGTCTCTCCGGCGCTTACAGGGACTCCCACAGCCCCGACTGCTACGCTAGGAAGTAATAACACACAGATTGCGACTACAGCGTATGTTGCTGCGAGTATTTCTAATGCTGGTGGAGGTGATGTTACTGGCCCTGCAAGTTCGGCAATAAATCAAGTTGCATTGTTCGCTGATGACAGTGGTAAGCTAATTAAAACTGGTAATGTACTTGGTAATAGTGCCTATGCTACCACACAAACAACACAGAGCGATGCTACTGCTGGAAGAGTGTTGCTTGTAGGTGCTGGTGGTTTACTTGGATATGCTCCTACTGTAACAGATGCTAATGCTGTTGTTGTGACAAGTTATGGTAGAGTTATTGCTGGTAGCACTGGTATACCTATTGCTGAAGGTGGTTCTCTACATACTATTATGGAATCTTCCAGTAGTGGTAGTCAGAGATATGAATCAGACGTAACTGAGAGAGTATTTACCAGAACTAAGTTTGGTAGTGTTTGGGAACCTTGGAATGAACTTGCAAGAGTTGAAAGTCAAACCTTCACTGGTATTCCTAGAGCACCTACAGCAGTAGTTGGTAACAATAGTACACAAATTGCTACCACAGCTTTTGTTCTTGCTAACCAAAGTCCTGTCGGTGGAGACGGTGATGTTGTCGGCCCTGCTTCTAGTGTTGATAATTACTTGCCACAATGGAATGGTGTTACAGGTAAACTCCTTAAAGGTGGTATTCCTGTAAGTACATTTGCAACTCCAGCAGACTTAGTTGACTTTACAACTAAGACTTATGTAGACAATGCTGATAACCTCAAAGCTAATATAGCTTCTCCTACATTTACTGGCATTCCTGCTGCACCAACAGCAGCACAAGGAAATAACACTACACAGTTGGCGACAACTGCTTATGTGTTCGCTGGCCTTGCTGGTAAAGCTAATTTGAATAGTCCTGTATTAACAGGTACACCTACTGCTCCTACAGCAACATTAGGTACTAATACTACACAGATTGCTACTACAGCATTCGTAGCAGCTAGTGTTGCCAATGCTGGTGGTGGTGATGTTAGTGGCCCTGCTAATAGTACAGTTAACTTCTTGCCACAATATGCAGACAATACTGGTAAGCTCCTTAAAGCTGGAGTAGATATTGCTACATTAGCAACAGTTGATGACCTAGCTAACATCTCGCTAACTCCTGGCCCTAAAGGTGACAAGGGTGATACAGGTGATACAGGAGCCAAAGGTGATAAAGGTGACACTGGTGACACTGGTGCTACAGGCGCTGCTGGCGAGCAAGGTATACAAGGTGAAGCTGGCCCTCAAGGTATTCAGGGTATACAGGGTGAGAAAGGAGATACTGGCGATCAAGGTATACAAGGTATTAAAGGCGACCAAGGTATACAAGGAGAGCAGGGGCCAATAGGTTTAACAGGCCCAGCAGGTAGTGATGGTCTTGATGGTCTTGATGGTGCTAAAGGTGATACTGGTGATACTGGCCCACAAGGTATTCAAGGAAATGAAGGGCCACAAGGTATTCAAGGTGAACAGGGGATACAAGGTGTTAAAGGGGACAAAGGTGATACCGGAGAAGATGGTATGGCCACTGTTATCATTGGTTCCTTTGGTGCAACTAAAACTCCAAATGATCTGCCAACAAATGGTTTTATACCTGCTGATTGGGATGCACCTGGAGTTCCTATTACAGACTTACAAATACTAGAAGGTCAATCAATTATATATCAGGGTGCTGCTGGTGTTGATTATAATGCTGGTGACATGTATGTATTCCTAACAACTGCCGCCAATCCTACAGGATGGGTTAATGCTGGTAACATCCAAGGGCCAAAAGGTGACACTGGTAATACAGGTGCTACTGGCGCTAAAGGTGATAAAGGCGATCAAGGTGATGTTGGCCCACAAGGTATACAAGGAGAACAGGGTATACAAGGTGTTAAAGGAGATAAAGGAGATACTGGTGACGCTGGTTTAGATGGTAATGATGGTGCAGATGGTGCCCAAGGTATACAAGGCGAGCAAGGGCCAAAAGGAGATATTGGTGCTACAGGGCCAAAAGGAGATACTGGTGATACTGGTGCTAAAGGAGATACTGGTGATACTGGTGCTAAAGGTGATGTAGGTGACACAGGGCCGCAAGGTATACAAGGGCCGATTGGCTTAACAGGGCCACAAGGTGAAAAAGGTGATATAGGTGACACAGGGGCAGCCGGTGTTAAAGGCGATAAAGGTGATCAAGGAGATATTGGTCTAACTGGTGTTAAAGGTGATACTGGCGACACAGGGCCGCAAGGTATACAAGGCCCAGCAGGTGCTGATGGTGTAGATGGTGCCAAGGGTGACACAGGACTTACCGGAGATACAGGGCCACAAGGTATACAAGGGCCAATTGGATTAACAGGCCCACAAGGTGATGTAGGTGATACCGGCCCTAAAGGTGATAAAGGTGATAAAGGTGATGTAGGTGATACAGGACTTACAGGAGATACTGGCCCACAAGGTGAGCAAGGTATTCAAGGTATTCAAGGTATTCAAGGAGAGCAAGGCTTAAAAGGAGATAAAGGCGACCAAGGTGATGTTGGCCCACAGGGTATTCAAGGTATACAAGGTGAACAAGGAGAGCAGGGAATACAGGGGCCAGAAGGCCCAACTGATCCTTCACTAGCCACTATTGCTTATGTAGATCAACAAGATGCCCTTAAAGCTAATATAAATTCTCCTACATTTACAGGTACACCTGCTGCACCGACAGCTACACAGGGCGTTAGTACCACACAGTTAGCAACAACTGCGTTTGTTACTACAGGTCTTGCAAATAAGGCTAACCTTGCTAGTCCAGCCTTAACAGGCGTGCCAACAGCACCAACAGCTACAGGTGAAGTAAGCAATACACAAATAGCCACAACTGCTTTTGCACATCTAATAGGTGCATCTTATACAAGCAATAAGGCTAATATAAATTCACCAGCCTTCACAGGTACGCCAACAGCGCCAACAGCTACAGTTGGTACTAATACAACGCAGATAGCAACTACAGCCTTTGTACAAGCTAATAAAGGAAGTCAAGGCGATGTAGTAGGCCCAGCTACAAGCAGCTTAAACTACTTGCCACAATGGGCTGATACAACAGGAAAATTGCTGAAGAACGGTGTAGATGTATCCACATTAGCCTTGGTTAGTTCTGTCACTCCAAAGGCAGATAAGACATACGTCGATAGTCAAGATAATCTCAAAGCTAATATTAGCAGTCCCACATTCACCGGCATCCCTTCGGCACCAACAGCTACGCAAGGTATCAGCTCTACTCAGCTGGCTACAACTGCGTTTGTAACGATTGGTCTTGCAAATAAGGCTAGCCTTTCCTCTCCTGCATTTACTGGTACTGCCTCTTTTGAGGGTGGAATTAGTGTAGCTACTAAAGGTGTTGGTGGGATAGAATTAGGCAGAACAGATGGTACGGCCGGTACAGCTTATATAGACTTTCACTCAGGTGCAACTGTTACAGATCATGATGGTCGTTTGTCTGTGACTGGTGGTAATGGTTCTTCTGCTGGTGGGAATATGGTTGTATCAGCAGCAAGTTTCACTGTTCCAGCGCCTCCAGCTAATGACAATACAAATAAAGCTGCAACTACTGCATTTGTCCAAACTAATAAAGGTATCAGCGCAAACCAGCCAGTTCTTAATGGCAAAGTTACCATTAATATGACCACTGGTACTAATACTACCTATACTACAGGCCAATTAGAGTTAACTAACAATAGTAATGGTGGTGATGTTAGTATTGGCTTTCATAGGGGTGGCTCAACTGCATGTCAAGTAAGACACTCAGGCGATGGTTTGCTTATAAGTGGTAACACTGCAACTGCTGCGTGTACTGTTGCTTCTTACGGTAACATAGTAGGATATTCTGATATCAGACTGAAGAAGAATATAGAAAAGATAGATGGTGCATTAGATAAGGTGTGTGCCCTAAATGGTTATACATTTGAACGAACTAATGCTACTGTAGAGGGTCGTAGAGATACGGGTGTCATAGCTCAGGAAGTGTATGAGCAGCATCCAGAAGCTATTACCATAGATAATGAAGGCTTTATGGCGGTGTCTTACGGCAATATGGCTGGCCTGTTTATAGAAGCAATAAAGGCATTAAAGACCCAGGTAAATGAACTAAAGGCCGAAATAGAGGAGCTTAAAAATGGCGCTTCCAAGTAGCGGAGAGTTAGGGTTTGATGATATTGCAAATCAACTTAGATATACACAGCCTTATAGTTTTTTGAATTGTAATTTCAATAATACGCAATGGAGAGGGCTTGCCCAGAGACCAGACCCTGATAGTTTGATATCAATAGCTAATTTCCACGGTAAATGGGCTGGTACTAAATGTCAGAATTGGGATCAAGGAAGCGGCTCATGGGGCACACATCGAAATGTAGCGGGGTATTTTGAGGGGGATTATAATGGAGTGCAAATAGATCAGTTACGTTATATGCCAGGAGTTGGTGGATATATTAATTTATATGGATCAGCGCCTGCATCTAAGACACTTCGTATTACAGACAATAACATGATAGAAAAGTTATATGTAACCAATCTGGGCTGGACAGCAAGTAATCCAAACACTGTTGCATTTTTCAATATGCCTACAAACGTGTTTGGTACAGTTAATGGTACATTCCACTGGTTCACTTGGCCATGAAAGGGAAAATCAATTTTAGTATCATTAGTGATGCAGAAGGTATTTTCCCTCAAATGTCCTTACTAGAAGAAGGGCTTGATAGGTGTGGTCAAAAACAAAACCTTAACCAGATGATGGACTTGATATGCAGTGGTAGGGTGTTGTTTGTTGTGGGCGGCAGAGACTTAGTTGCTAAAGGTTTCTTCACTTGTTTTATGAATGGGGAAGAGCTTGTTATATGGCATGGCTATATCAGACCTCCTGATGATATAACAGGAATAACTGCTGCATTTGAAGCTATAAATGATGTTGCCAGTATGGTGTTTAAGGCTAAAAGAGTAGTGTTCCATACAACTAGGAAAGGTTGGCAAAGAGTGTTTGCTAAGTTTGGCTTCTCTCAACAAGTTAACCCTAATGGAATATTTACTTATTATAAAGAGGTTTATTAATATGGATGAAATGAGGAGTGAACAAGAGATAATCTTAGATAATCACGACTTTCAATTAAAAGCCCTATCTAAACCATTTAGACCTGAAGTTCTTACCAGAGCTAAACTGCAAGCTGCAACTAGAGCTACACCGTTTAATAGCGATGAAGAACTATCTACAGGTGAGCCAAAAACAGCTGCTGGTTATTACCAACAAATGCTAACAGTATTTGGGCCTAAGACACCTCCAGTTACTAAGGCTATGTATTTAATGGATACATATGGTGAAGACTATGTTCCTCCAGGTGATGAAAATGCTGTTTCATATTATTTAGGTAAAGCATGGTTTGAGGTAGAATTTGGAGGACAGCTTCCAGCAGGTTCTCCCGAAGTATCTCAACCAATTGAATTGCCACCTGAACCTAAAGTGGAACAACATTAAGTGAGCCACAGCACTTCCTGTGGCAAACTGGAGAAACCAATTCTAGAAGGAATAAATAAATGAAACTTGTAAAGATGTTGGTTGTATGTATCTTCATGTCTGTTTCAGCAGTTAGTTATGCTGTACCACCATTTGAGATACCTCCAGGACTAAATAACGGTAATAACGGCAACAATGGCAACAATGGTAATAGTAGAAGCACTGCTGAACAACAGCAGCAACAACAACAGCAACAAGAGCAACAACAAAAGCAGCAGCAAATTCAACAAGCTATCTCAGAAGGTTCCAGTGCAGCTTCCGGCTCTAGCTCTGGTTCTTCTTCTAATAGTTCTATTGATATTACTACTGACACTTTTGTAGACGCAGCTAATAACAAAGATGTAGCTGCTTCATCTGCTGCTGGAGTGTTCCCTCAGTCTTGTCAAGAGGGTGCTTCTGGTTCTACTGTTAGTGCAGGTGGTTCTACTGTATTTGAGTCTGCTATGTGTCAGAACTTGAAAATGGCTGAAGTACACCAAAAGTATTGGGTTATGTATACTGAAATGGGAGATACTAACCAAGCAGCTATGCATAAAGAAATGATGGATAAGTATGTGGCTAAAGCCAGCGAGAGTGCTGACTTCCACTATTATCCCAAAAACATTGGCTCGTTCTTCTTGGAAATTCTTCCAGTCGGGCTGATTGCACTGTTCCTTTAATTGGGAATAGTTAACTATACTGGTCGAGCTTATCTACATTCGACCAGTAATATTATATAAAGAGATACAAATGAAAGTATTTATGACTGCAATGGCTCTGGTAGCAACTATGGTTTTGGCTGGCTGTGCAACTAACGGTGACGTAGAAAAGGTTCAAGGTGAATTTGTTTCTTATCGTGACAAAGTTGCTGCACAACAAGCTGTACAAGATCAGAAAATTGCTGTAGCACAACAAACTGCTGATGATGCTTTGATTGCAAGCCAGAATTCTGCAGAAGTTACCTCTCGCGCACTGGAAGTTTTACTGCAAAAAGCCGCTCAAAAGTAAGGAATATTTAGCTAAATATTAACTATTTTTGGGAAAAATGAGTGAAAAAGAGCCTTAAAAAAGCTTTTAAATAAAAAAGTGAACAATACTATTATAGTATTTTAACAATATTGTAACTTATGAAATAAGGAAAAGCTCCCTCCAAAAGGAGCTTTTCCCATTTCAATATTATAAAAAGAAAGCTCTTCTTCTTCTTTCTTTTGTTTATAATCTATATTTGTTACGGAGTGACCTAAAGAATATATTCTTTCGCTTACGCTCAGAATATATTTTTTAGCTCCCTCCTACAGTGTTATTGCATAATCTTTTCCAAAGTTAAGATCGACCAATATAATTATATAGTATTACATATAGTAGATAGTCTGTGTTATAAAAAATTTTTTTTTAGCCCTTGATACAATGTCTTTTTTCCGCAGTCGCAAAAAATTTTAAAATCCCGTGTGTGTAGTGTGTAGTAGTGGCTGAAGCCACGTGTGTCCTTTAGCGTTTGTAAAATTTTTTATAAATACGGTGTGTGTGTCCTAAATAAAAATAAAAATACAGTATGTGTGTTTTAAATAAAAAATAAAATACAGTGTGTGTCCGACTATGGGTGTCTGGTATAAGGAGTCTCTTAAGACTCTTTTGCTATATACTCAGGTTTTGTACAATGTATGTATACACAATGTATACGTGTTGTACTTAAGGAGAAACATATGACTATTGCAATCTTGGCTATGTGTGTTGTTGCGTCTTATCCAATTAGTGTTGTTGTTATTAACACTCTACGTAAGGTGACTAAGTAATGACTAAGATAATGTATGTCTTACTCACACTCATAATAGCCGTGACGCTATTTGCAATGCTCGTTATTAGTGGTAATGATAATGATGTTATTGTGTGTTATGATGCTCATGCACATAACACGTATGTTGCTAATGTATGTAATGAAAAGGATATGAAGTAATGACTATTGTAACTAATGCCTGTACTACCAACACTACTGTAACTACTAAAGGAGCAACAACCATGTTCATTCGCAAACTGAGCAACATTCAAGCTAAAGCTGACAACACCCTGAAGAATAGCACTTGCATCATACTAGGAGAAGAACTGTTGGATATCAAGAAGATTGGTAGCATTGATGGTAAGATGGAGTTATGGGCTATTTATGGCACTGCTGTTAGTAGTGTTCGCCCTTACATAGAGTGTCAGTTTATTGAGAGGTTGAAGTGTGTGAGTAGTGTAATAGATTGGAAGATCAAACAAGTTGAGAATGATGTTCATCTTACAGTATACCTTAAGGATCAAACTATGAATAACTTAACACTTAACTACATGTGGTCTATCTTGACAGAAGATTGTCTGCGTAGGGAATTTGGTATTGAGAATACCAAGGAACGCTTGGCAATACTTAATATCATTGATGACATGAATCAGTATATCGATGAGCAATGGTATCTAACGCAAGCTGAGGATCATGCTTGTGGTGGCATTCACTATGAGCTTGGAGCACCTTGGGCTGAAGATGATGGTATAGCTGATCAGATCAGAGTCTGGGAACATAGCTTCAGGAGGGAGATGGAAGATAAGGAGTTGGATGTTGAACTCTACAATTGGATTGAAGATAACCGTGAAGTTTTACCTTTCTAACATAACTGTAACTGGAGAATAACCATGAATAATGTATTCAACACTGTAACTTCAACTGTAACTAAAGGAGCAACACCTATGAAAGCATTAACACTGGCGTCTGCGAAAGCAGCTAACAAAGTCAACAAGATCAACAAGATCGAAGTTGATGATCTTCGTACCATACACTTCGAGGAGACAACAGTAGAGAAGAACTATGAGTTCATGATTCAATCTACTGTACCTAGCATCTTCGTGAGTATTATGAGGAGAGAGGAGTTCTTTGTGTTCAATATTGTGGAGAGGCAGATAATGGCCTTGGCAGTATTTGCCACAATATATAACTGCAAAGAAGCTGATGAACTACATCATCTTGAGGCTGAGTACTTCGAGTATCTTGATTACTTCATTAAGAAGAATCGTGATAAGTTTAACTGGAGGGAGACAGAGATAGCATCTCAACCAGTAAGGGAGTATCTTGCTACTTGTGGCTTCTTGCAAGAGGATGAGGATTATGGCTTCATCCCTAGCACTAAGTTCAAGAGCTTGATAATGAAGGGAATGAAGTTCAGCCCACTTACATCAAGTGATCCTGCTGATCGTCGTGTTCACTACTTCAAGAAGAACTTGGTTGCTGCAAGTATCTTAGCTGTTGAAGCATGTGATTATCTCCAGAGTTCAGAATACTCTACTAATGAGCATATGATGAATGTGGTACTTGCAACTAAGAAGCTAACATATAAACATGAGCTTTGGTTGTCAGCATTTGCAACATTGAAAGGAGCACAATCTCTACATCCATCAAGTTCATACTATAGTGAGTATGATATGGATGACCGTGGACGTATGTACTTCAGAGCTACATACGGTGTTAACCCACAAGGTGATGATATGAATCGTGCTTTATATTCTTCACAGAATGTAAGCATTGTACATGCTGGATCATATGCTCATAAGAAGTTGCTTGTAGAGTTAGCAGATTGTGTTAGTGATGACAAGTATCTTGATGAGCGTTATATCCGTAACGTAGCTATCAAGCCTTCTCAGGCACTTGCACAATATCTGAATGAGGGTGATGACTGTAAAGTTAAATCACCATTCATGTATGTGAGACTGTGTATTGATATAGCTCAGATCATTGTTAAAGGTAGTGTAGACTGCCGTATATCAATAGGTGATGATGCTAAGTCATCTGGTACACAGATATATGCTATCTTGTTCCATGAGTTAGGATTACTGCAAGCCTGTGGTTTTAGCAGCACAAGGATACCTGATCCATATCACCTGACAGTTGAGAAGTTAGATCATCGTATTCTCAGGGAAGATATTAAGAAGGCTTACATGGCTATCATGTATAGTGGTGGTCGTCCTGCTGTTAAAGGATGTAAGGTGTTAATGAGTAAGCTGTTGAGTCTGCATCCTGATCTAGATGATGATCAACGTGCTGACCTTGTTATCAATGCTGTTAAGAAAGTATTAGGAGCTAAGATAACCAACTTCCAACAAGCCTTTGCAGAACACATTGAGGAGATGTGTTTGAGTAATGATGTGACACATATCATCTATACACATATTGATGGTACTGTTGTAGATCATGCTAGTTATCGTATGGAGGAGATAACTCGTGATTATACTGAGATCAGGTATGATGCACAAAAGATACTTGAGTTTGGTAGTAAGATAGATAACACAGGCATTACCATAAAGACTAATGAGTATGATGTTGAGAGGTTTGCAACATCGTTCCTAGTCAACTTCATTCAAGGCTTAGATGCTTTGATAGCAAGAACTGTGGCAGTTGAAGCTAAGAAAGCTGGAATCAAGGGCTTTGTAAGTATTCATGATTGCTTCCGTTGTGATGCTGCTAGTGTTCACTTGTTACAAGGATGTATCAAGCGAGCTTACAAGACTATATTCATTGATAACAATCCATTGAAGCATTTGTGTGATCAAGTAGGATTTGATTATGACAAGCTGAATATTGTGGAGAATGTATTCAATGAATCAATGTTAGAGATAGAAGGAGCATATTTCTTCGAATAAGCAGCAGACGAATCAAGGGCTTGTACAGCCTTGATTCACCTATATATATTATTTAATTAGTATATATAGTTGAATCAAGAATCAAAGAAGCTAGAAGTCTGTGAGCTATCGCTAGGTATTAGTCCAACATAAGGACTCCGTGCAGACTTCAAGTTTAGCTCTTTCTGAAAAAGATCAAGAGCTTAAAATCAAGATCAAGAGCGTCATGTTCTGTAAGCTACAGTAGACCAACAAGATGTTCTAGACTCTTGGCAGACGAATCAAGTCTGTTAACACTTGGAATCTGTGCTCGCAATTAATACAGAAAAGTGTGGTAGACGGACACACCACGCTTCTCTCTTTTTTCTTATCTTTAATTAATACAAGGGCTGCTAATCTTTTTCTTTCTTCTTCAGCCCTTGAATCATAGCCCTTCTAATTTATTGGATACAATATTGCTATAGTCTTATGGCAGCCCTTGAATCATGGGGCTTACAGACTATGCTACCTATGTATTGCTCTGGAGTATATGCAATAAATTATACCGGTCGAACGTAGATAATCCTGCTGATGTATAAATTATATGTGTGAGGGCTTCAAGTTCTTACTACATCAAATACATTAGCTCTATTTGAAACAGATCAAAAGCACAGAGCAAGAGCAGAGCAACATCTTGCTTTGGTATATATGTTGTAGCTATTACTGCATATACTAGTTCTGTAAGTTATCATATAGGTTATCATATATTGAGGTGTTGTTAATGGAAGCTACAGTGCATGAAGTTACAAGCAATGAAGAAGTTGATAACATCATGGAAGAGATTTGGGATAATATGTGTGCAGGTGACATTGAGAAACATACCTTTGTTCTTAATGGTAAATCTCGTACATATAATCTCATTGCAACAGAAGAGATAGATGGTTATCTCCGTAAGTATGCAAGGATTTGTAAATAAGGTATTGCGGGCTTCGGCTCCGTGTTTCTTCCTTGGCTTTAGCTCTTTTTGAACAAGAGCCTAGAGCCTTGTAAAATGAAGTAAATGGCAATAGTGCCGACAATTGTAATTGAAAGGATATAAAGATGACTCAAGTAAATAAGCAGGAAGTAGTTGCAGAAGATCTGGTTGGTGCAGAAGAAACTGTTAAGTACGACCAGAATAACAGTGGCGCACTCTTCAAGAATGAGAAGCGTATGAAAGATAGTCACCCTAATAGCCGTGGTAAGGCTATGGTTGGTGGTAAGTGGTATTGGATCAGCGGTTGGACTAAGAAGTCTGCCAACGATCAACCTTTCATTAGTCTTGCTTACACAGAAATGACTGAAGAAGATGTAGCTAAGTATTGCTAAGATACTAAGCTACAAACTAGCATGAAGAGACTTGAAACAACACACTCTTCATGCTTTTTACTTATATGTGTTGGTGAACCTTAGGCAAGTTCTTTATTCACTCAGCTAGCCTAAATAAATTGAGTACATGTCTATTGAGCAAAAGACACTAAACTATTGCTTTTACAAGTAATTCAACTGCTGTAGCTGAAAAACGCTATAGTCCTGTTGTCTAGATATAGCTTTTATACAACATGTCTATTAAGCAAAAGACACTAAACTATTGCTTTTTAATTACTATTTTATAAGGGTAAACATATGTCTATGGACTATGAAGATTTGCAAACCAAACTTGAAAATGTACAAGTAAGACGTTTTAACAAAAGTAAACTGGATAAATTCCTGACTGACTGTAAAGAAAACAGTGACAGGGTGTTGTCAAAGAAACAACGCAACAATCATAATCGCAAAGCAATTAGCTATAACAAACGCTTTGTAGAACCTGAAGATTTTGTAGGTATAGTATAGTATGGCCAGACCATTACATGTAATTGCAGTACAGATTATGGGCAGTTGGAACAGAATGTCTCCATATGCTGCACCATATGTATCAGCAATGCTAGAACTTGACAGCATCAATGGTATGTACTACCAAGATACTGCAAGGGAAATAGTTATGCGTTTCCTAGCCAATGCACAATCATGGCGGGGAGCAGTAGCTCGTGATGTCAAGAAAGAATTAAAAGGAATGTTAGATAATGTTAATTAAGCGCCGTTCACCATTTAGTGGCAAGGAGCATACACTTGATGTTCCTTGCACCAAAGAACAGTTAGATGCTTGGATGCAAGGAGAATATATTCAGGATGCTATGCCTGATATTTCAGCAGACCATAGGGAGTTTATTCTAACAGGAATAACTCCTGAAGAATGGGAGAATGCATTTGGAAACAGTGAAGATGTATTTGCCGGTGATGATGATAGTATTAATGCACGTAATACTGCCTTTGATAATGTTAAAGGCTCACCTCAACCTAAAACCGAACATAAAACTGAACATGGAAAATCCATATGAAAAACTTTAGTAATTTGCTACAAGTAATTAGATCAATGGTGTTTGATTCTAGGCATAAGCATGGAATAAGTATATCCAGCCTTGGCCCAACACTAATTTATAGGCATAAAGTTCCAAAGTCTAAAGAGCTTCAAAAAGAACTTATGCTTAAAGCCGCAATCAAGCGTGAAATGCGTGCTAGTAAATTGCAGCACAATCATCATAAAGGTGAACTGCTGAACTACTACAACGCTTGAATGCTTTGTAAGCGTGTTATCCTCGGAGGTTCGCGGCGGGCTTCAAATCCTGCGTTCCTTCCGAGGCTTTAGCTCTTTTCCCGAACCACAGTTATAGATGTTGATTTGTTATAGTAAGTAATAGGAAGCATATCTCGTACCACAGATAAGGGGAACCACAAGATAAGGTTTATAATGGCGTAACCACTATAGATTTTTATCAAGCATCTACTAGGAGCGTGCCGGACGTTGAGCTAGTAGTATGGAGGAAGTCATGCGCCTTTGGAGATATGCTTCACTATTGCTTATTAAGCAATGGAGTATGATATGAAGGAAGAAGAAGTTTATGCTGTTGAATTGATTAAAGAATGGATGACAACAAATAACGCTGCATATCTGGCAAAAGAAGGCCAGATAGTATTTTGGGGAAAAGCCAAATCAACGATAGATGACGATGAATGGATTATGTATTCCATGCGTGAAGCTATTAACATCTTTAAAAGTACAATTCTTCCATTTGGACTAATGAAGTATTGTACTGCTGAAGTTGTAATGGTAGCTGCAATGGAATTAGGACGCTCGTTCATCTACGGTGTTCATTCAGATGTACAGACACTTCCACAAGTCTTTAATTTCAATGTGGAAGCACTAAGGACAAGTGTAAAAGAGCTTGACGCTAACCTTGAACTTATGTCTCGTATCATTAGAAACTTTGAAATGGCACAGATTAACGTCTTGATAGTAGACGTTGGCAGTGTATTGGATACAGCCTTTACAATGCTTGGCTTGACCCCATTGAGCAGGGAAAAACGTAACATACTCATGCGGAGGGTATTGGAGAGATCAGGTTGCATGTACAAAGAGAAGAATTACAAAAATAGATATATGTATAAAGGCAAGGTACATGCTGTCATTAAACATAAATTAGCCATAGGGCTAGAGAAACTTGAAGAAGAACAGATTAAAGACTTTGCACTAATGGCACTGCGTGGTAGTATAGCTGCTCAGAAATATGCTGTTGGTGAAATGAGAGAACTACTAGGTGTATCTATCTAGTAACTAACGAGGGCATTAGTCCTCATTACTAAGGGTGAGAACCCTATTCCCTATAGGAGAATATCTATGTCGAAGATTCAAGCACAAGCTGTACAGGTAGAAGTCTATGCCACAGAAGATGGCAAAACCTTCAAAACTCTGGAAGCTGCCGAACGTCATCAAGCTCGTATTGATGCTGGCGAATTCCTCAGTGAAGTAATTCCTGATGACGTTCAAGCATACATCAATGCTAATGGCCTGACTGGTCGTGCTGTTGCTCAGGCAAACAACGCTATCGGTAGGTTCCGTAAGTTTCTGGAAACTTGGGACGGCGAAGAAGTTCCCTTCAACCAAGAAGCTGCTGATGAATATGCTGCCAAGGTAGCCGGTCGTAAGACTGAATCGTCTGAAGCCAATGACGAAGAAGCCGAAACTGAAGCTGACAACGATCTTCTGTAATTCGTTGTAAGCTGTAAGTTTCACCCAAAGCCCGTTACCTAAAAAGTAGCGGGCTTTTTTCTTTGAGGTAAAAACATGAGTAGCTACAAAAATAGGCGTAACACACTTGTAGCCTACATTTATTACAAGTGGCTTTTCACTACAATATTCAAAGCAGCAGCTTTAATATTTGGTATTACATTAACTATAATGATAATGAAAGGACAATAAATTGAAAAACATTAAAAACGCTATGCGTATTCTTGATCCTCGTGGTCACTATATTAAACTACACCCACTTGAGCGTATTGCAGCAACAATGGGATCACTCCCTAGCTGCATTATCTTGGATAGTGAAACATCATTCCTAGATCAAGTGGCAGCAGCCGTAGGTAAAATGGATATGTCCACTCACAAGATGGACGATAGTTTTGATATGGATATTGATGGTAGCTTCACTTGCACTGATGAACAAATCAGTATCAATTGTGAAGCTATGGCTACAGGCATTATTGAACGTGATGTTGATGGTCGTCGTGAAGCTATCTACTTCTATGCTAATGGAATGATTATCATTGAAGATCAGGAAACTGATAATGATATGCCAACATATTATGTATTGAGGATGACTAATTAAAATGTCTAACTACCTTGAGAACGAGGAACAAATGGCATATCAAACATTTAGAATGATTGCCATAAGTAGGCTGGACTATCCAGCAGCAGTAAAACTGACAGATAAGATTATGGAAGATATTAGATGTGACCTTACACTTAACAATAGTGAAAAGGCACAGCTCTATCGTATCGCTAGGAAAGAGCTGTCAGAGGCCAGAAAGAGGGCAGGCAAATCGCCGGAACAAGGCAAGCCTGCTCTGTGGCAGCGCGTTAAGGGCTGTATGGCTAGGGTAGTGGCTTGGCGGCCCTAGCGCCTCACACAGAGGCCCACAGAGGCCCACAGGAGAATCCATGAAAGAAGAAACAAATGCTACATATATAATTGAAGGTAAAATCAACACTTATTATGAAGATAAAGTGTTAGCTGAAGCTACAGAAATACTTAGGCTTCGCATGTTGGGGTCAGGGAGTTTCCTTGAATCTCCAGCAGCAGTTAAAAACTATCTATCTTTTAAACTAGGCAGTTTGGAACATGAGATATTTGGCTGTGTATGGCTTAATACAAAACATGAAGTGTTGAAGTTTCAAGAGGTATTTCGTGGGACAATTGATGGAGCAACAGTTTATCCTAGGGAGGTTGCTAAAGAAGCATTAGCTGTAAATGCTGCTGCTGTAATATTAGTACACAACCACCCTAGTGGTAATGAACAGCCAAGTCAGGCTGATAAACTATTAACAACAATACTAAAAGATGCATTAGCATTATTTGACATTAGAACTCTTGACCACATTATTGTGGGTAAAGATAAGTTTTATAGCTTTGCTGAAAATGGAATAGTTTAACTATGTTTGTAGATAATGATTCAGAAGCAGGCAGTATTATTATAATTATAATATTTGCCATATTAGCATTAATTTAAGGAGAACCAACAATGACTCGCAAGACAATCGCACAACTGGAAACAGAACTGCAACAGCAGAAGAACAACAATGAACTTCTGGTACAACAAGCTAATCAGCGTATTCAAGAAGTAATGGTTGATCGGGATAGCAAACTTCAAGTTCAAGCAAGTGAGTTTCGTGAGGATCTTGCTGCAAAAGAAATTGTTATTGCTGAAATTACTAAAGAGCGTGATAGTGCCAAGAGCAGCTACAAATACAGTAGCGAAAATGCTTCTGAGCTTCGTGGTCAAATTGAAGCTATGCATGATATTCTTGATGTTATTCCATCTGTAGTTCCTCGTAAGAAAGAGAACGATCAATATGGTGGAGAGAACAAGATTATTGTACGTCTGGCAAGTTTGCTTGCTGGTAGTTACAAGAAGAAAGTTCAAGTAGCAGAATAACTAGCAGAATAACAACTAGGGCTTCGGCCCTTTTTATCCCCATAGCTCAATTGGATAGAGCAACAACCTTCTAAGTTGTAGGTTGCAGGTTCAAGCCCTGCTGGGGATACCATTTCACATAAGGAGAAACTTGTGGCAGGTACATGTATTGAGAAGTTGCCACATAGTTGTGGCAGCAGCGATGGACTACAAACATTCTATGAAGATGAGAAATATAGTGGTTATTGTTTTAGTTGTCTAAAGTATGAACCAAACCCCTATGGGGATGAGAAACCAGAGCCACCACATGTTAAAACATCAGAAGAAATAGAACAAGAACTAATGGAGATTAGAGATTGTGATTATGTCCCTGATACGATTCGCGGCATTACTCCCGATAGTTTCAAGTTTTACGGTGTACGCATTGGTGTCAATCAATTTGACGGCACAACAAAAGACAAGCTCTTATTCCCGTTCACAAACGGCAGTGAACTCGTTGGATACAAAGTCAGATTACTTGCAGAGAAACACTTCTGGAGTATTGGCGAAACGAGAGATGCTGATATGTTTGGTTGGGCAAGAGCCAAAAAGATTGGAGGTAACTTATTTATCACAGAAGGTGAGCTAGATGCTATTTCATTAAGACAAATACTTAAAGAAATGCAGAAAGGCACAGCATATGCTTCACAAGAATATGCAGTGGTATCTCTGCCTAATGGTGTGAAATCTGCTGATAAATGTATTAGCAAGCATCTTGCAGATATTAACAAGATCTTCCAGAAAGTTACTCTATGTTTCGATAATGATGGGCCAGGTAAGAAGGCTGCAAAGGACATTCAAAATAGGTTATTGCCTGATTGTCTTATAGCACAACTACCGGCTAAAGATGCCAATGCGTGTCTAATTAATGGTCAGCTAAAAGCATGTAGAGATGCAGTTATCTTTAATGCTGCTAAACGCTTACCAGCATCATTGCTAAATGTTGATGACATGATTGAAGAAGCACTTGAGCCTGTAGTATATGGCAAGTCTTATCCTTGGCCTGAACTTGATGAACTTACCTATGGTCAGCGTAAGGGAGAACTAATCTCCATTGGTGCTGGTGTAGGTATTGGTAAGTCACTTCTTGCACATGAAATTACAGCGCATAACCATATAGTTCACGGATGGAAAACTCTTATGATAATGATGGAAGAGTCTCCAGCAGAAACTATCCGAAATGTATGTGGTAAGTTGGATAGCATACCTTACCACGTTCCAGGAACTGTATTTGATAAAGAGCAACTACGAACTACTGCACATAGTATTAATGGTCACGTCATCCTCTGGAATCCAGATGAGAGCGGTGATCCTCATAGTACATGGGCAGCAATCAAGGCTGCTATAAGAGAGCATGGAAGTACTATTGATGTAGTTATGCTAGACAATATGACCACATTATCTGAAGGACTTAATATGTCCGAAAAGAATGAGTTTATTGGCCTAGTTGGTAAAGAGTTTGTAGAGCTTGCAATGAAGTTTGACTTTGAAGCCTTTGCATTCTCACACCTTAATAGTCCTGACAAGAGTGCTAGACCACATGAAAATGGTGGAAGAGTGTTGGAGTCACAGTTTACTGGATCAAGGGCTTTAATGCGTTACTCGCATATGATGATGGGCTTCGAGCGTAACAAGCAGGCAGTTGATAGTAATTGCTCAGTTGTTAGATTATTGAAGAACCGTAAATATGGTAAGACAGGTCTTGTTAAGACTTACTACAACAATAAGACAGGTAGATTGTTCCAGAAGAACTGGAATGAAGAACTGTTCCAAGATGCCAAGATTGGTAAACTAGTTAAAGGAGCTTCAAGTGAATAATAGCAATAAAGATTTCACAGTTATTGTTACAAAGCCAGATGGTACTACTAAAGAGTTATTCTATAGCACTATTGTAAGTACACTGATTGAAAGAAATGATACAGCTAAAGCTGTTTCTCAATTGTTCGAGTGTTGCGACAACATCAAGAAAGGTGTTGAAGTTAATGGCGAACTTATCAATATGAAAGGTTACACTTTTAAGAGGAAGAATCCATGATTTATTCATTCCCCGAAGAACTTGGTGGACTAGCTAAAAATTTTGTATTTACAGGTAGTGCAATTGTATGCGACCCACCCGTAACTAACACTGATGTTGACTTGGTTATCTATGTAGATAGTCGTGCTGAAGCACATGGTCATATGCTACTGATGGGCTACACAGTATGTGGAGACTATGAGAATTGTGCATCTCTAGGTACATTCCAAGCATACCGTAAAGGAGCTTTGAATGTAATTGTAGTAGATCAACGTTCAGTGTTCTTGTATTGGCAGCATGCTACTCGTATTGCTACTGAGCTTAATATCACTGAGAAATCAGACCGTATCTTCTTCTTTGAGATGGTATATAAGTGCATGACTAAAATTGCTAAGGATGCTGAAACTAAAGCACCTTGGGAGGTATAATCTAATGTTATGGGCGTTGATGATTGTTAGTTGTACTGATTGGAATGACTGTGTGATGAGTAAAACTTATTTCCAGTCATTAGGAGAATGTAAGGCTGAGTATAATTTTCAACGTCCTAGACTTGAGAACATAGAACTTGTGCCATACGTAGCATGTGTACCACAGGAGAACCAGAATGGTTAAAAGCGATAAAGTAATATCAGAAGAACATGAGTTCTTTAGGCTTCTTCAAATTAGAGGAATGCTTAAGTTAGAAAAAGTTGGTTTAACTCATAGTAGTGGACTTAGGATTAGACCACGTGTTGCTAAAGAGTTTGGACTAAAACCCAGAGATAGCTATGACAAGTATATCGCTGCTGTTCAACTGAAAATTGATGAACACATTGATAAGAAGAGGTCTATATAATGGGAATATACGCAGCAGATATAGAAACTACAGGACTGCTGCATCATATGAAAGAACAAGATAATCCTCACCTGCATTGCATGTGCTTTAAGAACATGGTTACAGGTGGTGTTATTTTGTTCTCTAATAGAATTGATGAGCTTAAAGAACGTCCTGAATATATAAAGCCTTTAGCATACCTTAATGACTTCCTTGAGAAAGGTCATACATTAGTTATGCACAATGGTATTGGCTTTGATAAAGAGGCTCTAATATACCTCAACTATCCAGGTATTAAGAACTGTCCTATTATTGACACTCTTGGTCTTAGTTGGTATCTAGAACCTCGCAGGCTTAAGCATGGTTTAGCAGAATACGGAGAAGAATTCGGTGTTATTAAACCAGAAGTAGAAGAATGGGAAAATCAACCTCAAGAGGTTTATAACCATCGTGTACTTGAAGATACGAAGATTCAATATCTTTTGTATAGAGATCAAGAGAAGATGCTTCATAAGCTGTATGATGGTAATAAAGAGGATATTGCTCGTATTACTGATTACATTAATATGAAGATGCGTCACATGGCTATTCAGCAGAACAACAAGTGGCAACTAAATATACCTAAGGCAGAAGAACTTCAACTCCAGCTGGAAGAGAAGCTCAATGAACAGGTTAGTGCCTTGTCAAAGACTATGCCAATGGTAGCTCAGAAAGTACTTAAAACCTTTCCAGCTAAGCCTTATAAAATGGATGGTACACTCTCAGCTAGTGGGAAGAAATGGTATACTTTGCTTCTTGAGGAAGGAATGCCCTTCGATACCAAAGAATTGGTAGTTATCACAGGTTATAAAGCTCCAAATCCTGGGTCACATACACAGGTTAAGGACTGGTTATATAGTTATGGTTGGGTGCCTGAAACATTTAAGTATGATCGAGACAAGGTTACAGGTAAAGAGCGTAAGATGCCTCAAGTCACTGTTCCTAATAGTGGTGGTGAGATTGATCCCGGCATTGAGAAGCTAATTGAGAAGTATCCTAACATTGGCTTTGAACATGTTAAAGGTGTTGGCATTCTTAAACATCGTATTGGCATGGTTAGTGGCTTTCTTTCTAACCATAGAAATGGCTTCTTGGAAGCTGGTGCTCAGGGCTTTACTAATACTCTTCGTTTCAAACATCGCAACTTGGTAAATCTTCCTTCTACTCGTGTTCCTTATGGTAAAGAGATTAGGAGCTTGCTTATTGCTGGTGATTTCCATAAGTTACTTGGTTCTGATTTGTCCTCTCTTGAAGATAAATGTAAGCACCATTATCAATGGAAGTTTGACCCTGAGTATGTAAAGATGCAGCAAGACCCTCGCTTTGATCCTCACCTTCTAATGTGTGAACAAGCAGAGCTTCTAACACATGAGCAAACAGAAGCACATAAAGATAAGAAAGAAGATCATAGCAAAGTTAGGCACGCTGGTAAAAGCTGTAACTATGCAGCACAATACGGAGCAGGCCCACCTACAATTGCAAGAGCAGCTAATGTTTCACTTACAATTGCAGAGAAGCTGTGGAAAGCATATCACGACCTAAACTGGTCTATTGATGCTATTGCAGAGAGTACAGAAACTAAGAAGTGTATTCAAAATTCTTGGCAACGTAATCCTGTTAATGGTTTCTGGTATTGGTTGAAGTCAGAGAAGGACAGATTTAGTACATTGTG